AGACGAAATAACTATCAACGGCAGCACTATCACGAAGCCGAGTTCAACGACGTCGCTTACATTATCCTCAACGAGCACGGTTTCCGGTGTAAGCGCGTATGGAATGACGCTCTCGATCTCGGCAGTGTCAGACTCAAGTACAGTGTACGGGAACAACTCCTCGCATTACCTTCGGTGCGGCGACGGTCAGCAAGCCAGGGGTCGGCAGACTACGACGCATTTCTATGGAACCGCAGGGTACACCAACATCTGGGCTATCGGCGAGTACATGAGCCTAGTCAAGCAGGAGACTGGAACGTGGGACAACAGTGCGGCATACTACATCCCAGCGGTTAGCGTTGGCACGGAAAACTGGGCAATCTACTGTCATAACGCAATCGCGATCAAAAGTTCGTCAGGCGGAATCGAGCTTGGGTCTAGCCTGGAATCGAAAATCTACCACAACGGCACAAGTCTTGTCGTCGAGTTCGACTCGAACTCAGCGCTTGAAATGCAGAAGTTCGACGCGACGTACACCAGTGTCGAGATCCCAGACCACTCTGAATTTCGTGTCCGTGCCGAAGACACGCTGACCGTCTATCATCCGTTCTCGAAATACTTCTCTTCAACTCAGAGCGGCACCCTGAAGATCAATCTCGGGCGCCCGATGAATGAAGGCGTGATGGGGCACTACGTCATTGACGGGTTCAATTACACACACGCCGACGACAACGAGGGCCCATGGCAACTCACTATAGGGTTCTATGACACCGGTGGTCTCTTCTACGCACGGAACTGTTCGGTGAACGGGAACCCTCCGTTCCTGTCGGTTCGTCTCGCCATCGAAAACAGTCAGCCGTGCATCCTACTTGGTCATGACGGCCAGACGGCTGGCGAAGAGGCAACGGCGTGGAACTACCCGTGGATCAGTGTGGAACGCATCACAACTACGAACAACTACGGCGACGAGGATATCGAGGACACGAAGGGCGACTGGTCGGCTGAGTTCTCGACGGACGAGTCGACAGACTGGACGCTGACCGGCGAAGTCGATGTTGATATCTTCTTAGGCCCCGGCTGCACCGTCGAGGACCAAGGCGACGGAACCGTTAAGCTGCTGGTGAACTCATTGGAACTATCAGCGCCAGAAACTGGAAACACGCCAGCCGTCCTGACCAGCGACATGACTATTTACGTCAAGACAACAGGGAACGATACCACCGGTAACGGAACGTCCTCGCTTCCGTATGCCACAATCGGCCGTGCAATCAGCGACCTTTCGAGGAACGTAACGTCAGTAGACACCGACGGAACCGGGAACGCGGTAATTATTGATGTGGAAGCCGGCCACTACAGCGAACCGTACACGCTGCTTCCGTGGTATCCCTACGGCGGCTCCGTCTATTTCTACGGCGACTACCAGGATTGCGACGCATCGACGGCAACGGCATACGGCGCCGTGACGGCGTCCGGCGTCACCGGCTACGACTATATCAACGTCTCCGGCGTCTTGGCCAGCGGAACGACTGCAACGGTTGGCGATTATCTCGTCGTTCGCTCCGCGACCGGCGGCACGAACCCTCAGCTAGTCGAGGGGTGTCACGAGATTACTGCGTGGAACTCAGGGACGCGGGCGTACACCTGCAAGGTGATGCGACGCACCGGAATCACGAATGTGCCGTCCGGGACTATTACGCTGACGACTGCGCATGTGTCCAAGACGGTAGTCACGTTCACGGACCACGGAATCCTGGTGAACGGAAGCTTCGCCGGAGGCACGTGGGAGGGATTCACGCTTGTCGGCACTCAGAGCCATTACGGCGTCTGGTGTCTTGATGGCGGGAAATGCACGCTCGAAGAGCACTTCTCAACCTCGAACTGGAGCATCGGTGCCTACGTGACGCACAAGTCGTACCTGTACGCAGACTACACCGTGCATTCGTACAACTCCACTGGGTTCTACATTATCAACGACAGTAGCTGCACGTTCCTTGGTGGCGTGATAAACGGTTCATCGTCTTTCGCCATTCAGTGCCTTATGGCGTCGGCAATGACCGCTAAGAACGCGCACATTCAGTGCGCGGGGAATTCGTATGTGCTGGTTTGCCAGTCAGCGTCGTACCTTGAGTTCGACTCTGGCACGATAACGTACCCGACCTCGACAGCATATTACGGTGCAGCGTATCGAGGCGGCGGGATTGACCTTACGAGCGCCACTCTTACTGGTGGTGTCACGGCCGTGGCAGATGCCAATTCCTACATCATCGGACCATAGCTATGAAAGACAACAGGTTTATGTGGTACGACTGGATCTTGCTCGCAGCGTTCGCGCTGTTCCTACTGCTCTGCGGCTGCAAGCCGGTGCAGACGAAGCCGAGGGCCCGCAGTGTCAAGGTGCTTTGCTTCACGGCGGCATGGTGCGGGCCGTGCAAGTACCAGAAGTGTGACGTGCCAGATGTACTGAAAGGATACAATTGGCGGTTCGTGGACGTCGACCAGGAGCCAGCCGTGCAGAAGCACTATGAGGTCAGGGCGGTCCCGACCTACGTCATCCTCGTCAACGGAGTAGAGAAGTCGAGGGTGCATAGCGTGAAGGATTTACGGAAAGTCATCGGGAGATAGACATGAAGTTCATTGCGTTAGGAACGGTTGCATCGTGGTTGCTACTCGGGAACACCGTCACCTCGACGACGGGGGTTCAGTACACCGCTCTCGGGCTCCTGGCCTTTGTGGTGATCTGGTTCTGCATGAAGGGGTTCCCGGCGATCCTCAAGAGCCAGAAGGACGAGCGAGAGCGGCTCGTGGGCGTGATCGAGAAGCTTGAGCAGGAGATTCGGCTCTTGAACGAGCGGAACCGCAGGGAATAGGCCGCACGGAAGCCGTGGCGCAACTGAAAGGGCTCACCGCGAATGGTGAGCCCTTTTTCAATGGAACGCGTCAGAGTGCCTCTCAGAGCCTCTCACGACCCTATTGTACCCTCTTATCCTGTTTCCCTCCGAGGAGGGGTAGATCCTCGACGTCGCCGGAGAGTTCGCGGATCCAGGTCGGCGGAACCGTTTTCACCGGATCGAGATTGTTGTCTGCCGCGATCTCGTCGCAGTACCCCGAGCTGACCTCGACCAAGTCGCAGTTGAATTGTTCTGCGATGGAAACCCGCATGGTCGTACCAGTGCCGCCGAATGGATCGAGGACATAACCCCCAACTGGAGTTGACAGTCGTAGGCAACGCCGCACGAGGTCTTCATTAAGCTGCGTTCGGTGCCATTTACGGCGCTGACGACTATTACCGACAACGCGGGTGAAGTCGAGAAAGCTTTCAATGTCCCGCGAGGCGTCGCCCACGAAGACGTCTCCGGGAACACGTCCCCGAGAATCTGCCCGTTTATCACCCATTCGCTGACGCTCGCTCTCAACGCGGATAGCATCTGGATCGTGATGGGCGCCTTTGTGACGGAGGCGCCAGATGGGCCGCATGTTATTACCGAGATCAGTTTGGCGGTGTTGTCCGAAGGTGAAGTATTGCGCACAGAACTTGTCCTCCAAGTCTGGGTGAACGGCTTTGAGTGTAGAAATAATTCGAGCAACCGGCCCGATCCATTTCACGTTGAACGAGAACCAGACGGTGTCGGCTCTCGCGACAAACTTGGCCAGCCAAGCAGACAGCAGCTCGACGTACTTCCATTCAGGAAGCTTGTCGTCATACTCGTCGTACTTCAAGCCGATGTTGTCAGGTGGGTCAGCGAAGATCGTGTGCCACCTCGACCCGAACGCAGGCACGCGCGTGCGGTCAAGGAAGTCGAGGCAGTTGTCGTGTGTGAGCTGGTAGGTGAGCATGGCTACTCTGGTGGTGTGTTGAGTGATACGCCCATTATGTTGTAGGTGGCTGCTGTCGAGAAGCTATTCAGCGCGGCACGGTGGACGTTGACGCCGTACCTTCGCAGGCGAGCCTTGCAGGCTTTCGTGAGATCCTTCTCGATACCGGCCATATCAGGTAGGAGCATATCGAACGGCCATTGCGTGATGACCTCGACGATAGCCGCCTGCGCGATGACGTCGACCATTCCGTTGACGTCGTAGTTCTTCTCTCCGCACGCTTTGATGGGGTCTGTGATCTGAAACACGATGACCCCGCCGCACGTCACCTCAACGCTGTCCTTCGTCATGAGGGTCTGTGCAGCAAGGTCCAGCGGTTGAACCGCCGTGACGATCTCTTCGTAGTCCGTCGTCAAGGGCCAGTACCAGCGCCACCCAGGTTGCTTCACGACGACCTTGCCCCACTTCCACTTGAGCATTGCGTGCGTGTTCCGCACCACGACCGGTCGCGGCACGAAGGACAGTGCAGCCTGAATGATATCGTTTAGCCAGTCCAAGCCCGTGAACATTACTCGTCTCCTAGGATCGACACGATAAGCTCCATGGCAACCTCGTGGCTGTCAACGCGGAAGCCAATCGCCTCAGAGATCATCGGGTGCTCATGCACGTTCCCTTCGGGCATGACAGCCACGACGGGGGTGCGCGTCTGGAACGCCCACGCGACTTCCATGATGGTGCCGATACTCGGCTTGGTTGCGTCCTTGAAATTGACGAGGAGGAGATCGCACTTGGTGCAGTCGTCGAAGTCCCTCGTCATGATTCCTCGCGGTGTGGCGAGTGGGTCGAAGTCGTACGACCCGTCGATAACGCCGACCTTCTTCAGGTAGGCTTTGTTGCGCATCGGCGACCAACATTCGATGTTGCAACGCTTGAGCTGGTCGACGTAGAGGTCGCGCCAGTCGGTACACTCGCCGTACGTGCAGCCGGAGATCGGTCCAGCCAGATAAACTTGTCGTCCTCTCATAATTACCTCTTGGAGTTGCGTTCGTTGTAGTTACGGATGGTTCCACACTTGCGGCAGAGCCGGTGATAGTCACTGTGCTGAATGTTCGAGTGCAACGGAATGCCGCAATCCTCGCACTCGCTACTGGTGGGCCAGCCACCGCACGCGGAACAGCCGTTGCCGTTGCACACGCAAACCGGAGTGTCATCCTTCGGCGAGTCGGCAATGGTATTCTGGTGTGGGTTGTGGTCCTTGAAGAGTTCCTGCAAGTGAGCAACCTTGTCCGACAGATCGTCGATCTGGTTGGAGACTTGCGTACGCGGGGGTCGGTCGTCGACCAGCTTGCCGCAGACGTTCGCGTCAAGGATGATCGCACAACACGCCATAACGGAAGCAAGGTGCTTGACGCGGGTCACTTGATCCTCGTCCTCGCCGTTGGTGAACTTCGCGAGGTGTCGTCTCGCGGCAGCGATGTAGATCGAGGCGCGAACGCCGTCGATTCTCCAGTTAAACTTCCCGTACTTCAGGGCGCCTTCAAGGAAGCTAGTAGCCATTTCGGCGACGGCAGTATCGGGAACGAGGTCAAGCGGAAGCTTCTTCGATCCGATGGCGTCCTTCGGGTTGGTTGGTTTAGTCTCTCTACTCATAAGTAGTACCGGCCTTTTCGAGGAAGATGGGAAGTGCAGAGGTCATGCCGTACGCGGAGTCGATGACGCAGAACGACTGCGTCGGGTGTTGGAAGTCGGCTTTGATCTCGACGGCGAATGGCGAGTACCCGATGAGGCAGCCGTTGCTGACCCACGTCGAGTAGTTCCAGAGGAACGTATGGTAGTGCCCGAACATGTCGAAGTCAACAGGCTTGACGCCGTTCCACTTTGCGACCGACTTGTTGACCGGGATCGTGATCCCACCGACGCCGCCGTTGTACCGCAGCCCGTCGCCGTGGTGATTGCGGACACGTCGCCCCATGCACGTCACCGTGTTATGGTAACCCTTGCCAACGATGAAGTTCACGCGCTCGTTGTCGGCGTAGTCGCCAGCGAGGATCGTGTAAAGAAGCCACTCGAACGAGTTCTTATAGCTCGTCTTGATCTGCTTCTTAGGCGTCGTGCGACCATGGTTGCCGTGGCACGTCGGAATGTAGATAGGCAGCTTCGTCTCCTGCAAGATGAAGTCGATGCCAGCCTGGATCGCCTCGCGAAGCCAGACGATTGTCTCGACCGGAGACAGCTCGTTCGACTCCTTCAACTCGTCGTGGATGTAGCCGCTCATGAGGTCGCCGAGGAGTGCAAGCCAGAGTTCCTCGACCGGTGCTAGGTGAGACTGCACGTCCAGTAGTTCGACGATCTTCTGGAAGAACCGCTCGACCCGCTTCCACGCGACGTCGATATTGAACTCATTCTTAAACGAGACGAGTTCAGCTTCGACGGTTTCTTCGACGTGCCAGTCGGAGGCGAGAACGTAAGCGGCGACGCCTCGCCCCTTGGACTTTGGTTGCTTGCGGTATCGCCGCTTCTTCGACACCGCGTCCGCAACACCCAAGAGGATGCCGTTCTGGGTGGCGAGATCCTTCTCGCGCTCCAACGCCATGAGGTATCGCCGCTTGTACTGTCGAGCCTCGTCGACAGCCTTGGCCAGCTTTACCTCTTCGGATTGGTTCTTCGCTTCCTTGACGAGATCGAGTGCTGACTTAGCCATTGCGAATGAGTTCCTTGATTTTCTTAGCGACGTTGTGTTGTGAGACTGTGATCCCCAATTCCTCAATAAGGAGTCTCGCAACGGTATTCGGGTGAGAGTTCGGCTCGTCGATCATAGCGGCGACGACAGCCTCGACGTAATGCTGATCCTTCATCGGAAGAAGATCGAACCACGACTTCTTCGACTTGCACTCAGTCCTGGACTTGGCGACGAGTGCCTTTGCTTTTGCGCTCACGCTGGTGGTGGTGCGTGCCTTGACGGGCTTACGAGTCGCTTTCTTCCTCGGCATAGTTTTCTCCGGTGATGTTAGCTAGCAGACGTTCCGCGCGGTCTGCGATATCGTAGAACAGCATATTGCGGACTGTTTCCGCCTTCGCTAGGCCGACTACTTCGTCAGCCAATATGAATAGCTCCGTAGCATGGAAGGCGCGAATGTACTTCGGAGTTTCGGTAATCTCGTGTTCGTTCTCCTTCTCGTCTGGAAGCATTACGTTCCCGCACGTGGGGCACGGATGCGGTGACTCTACGACGCTGGCCAATAGGAATTGGGTTCGCTTGATTGCCTTGACGACGTTGACGGGGAGCTTCAGCTTTGCGGAGATCGCTTCCTGCGACAGCCCGCCCATTGTCAACAGCCGCACGCGAGCCTTGCGTCGAGACTCTACGTTCTCAGATAGCCTGATGGCGACCCGGATGCGGCGAACCGTGCTAGCGCTGACGCCCATTGCTTCCGCGATCTCGCCGGTCGGTGCGCCAGCGAAGATCATCTTGTGAATCTGGGTTTCTTTCTGAATGGGAATCATGCTAGCCTCGTGATGATAAGCTCAACCCGTGGGTGTTGCTTGTCGATTAACAGGTCGGGAATGTCCCGCACCATCTTGTCGGGTGTATCGTCGCTGACGACCCCGGCATCAACGATGCCGTCGTAAGTCGACTTCAGCGAGCCCATAGCGTTGTCGACGTCGCGACCTCGCTTGGTCTTGTGGTAGAAGATCGCGTGTACGTGACACTTCTCCCACGGCAACGTCTCACACTCCTCTTGCTCTACTGCCTCGGCAGTGACCCGGCGTTGCTTTTTGATTGCGGACGCCTTCTTAAACCGCATCCCTATTGTACCAGCAGCGCAGTTGGGTTGCAGGACTTTCGGGATGACTGGCAGGATGATTCTTATTTCTTCGTGCATCTGTCCACCTCAGCCTCGAACTCCTTCATCCAGTACCAGTTCGACCTACCGACCTTGCGTGCGATAATAACCTCCTGGTCGAGGAGTGCTTGCACGACGCCCTTGAACTCTCGGAACCACGCGCTGCAATTATTCGATAGCTTGGAGTGCTGAATGCCAGCGATGCCAGCCCTTGCGACGAAATTCTTCGTTTTGATGAGATTCTTAAAGGCGCGATCGTTGCCGACTTCTGGTGCGACGCAGCGAATGAAGGAGTTGATGCAGTACCGCACGACACGGCACGCGTAGTGGGCGTCGATCCACTCGATAGTCGAGACGTCGGGGCTTCGACCGGCAGCCATGATGAGCCCGACGCGGCGAGCGAGTTCCTCTGACTTGTGCCAGAGTTCAGGATAGTGGCCGGTTGCTCCGCGCGAGAACTCACGGAGTGCGTGGTACTCGGCTTCAGCCTCGCGGGTGGCGATGTACTCTACTGGGTTAGGAAGCTCATCCTTGCCGCTTGCGTTCGCTGGCGTGTTCATCGCGTTGATGATCGGGTCGCCTAGTTCGGTCTTGTGGACGTCGCGCAGCTTCCACGAGTGGATTACGTCAAGGATATGCTGCGGTGGGTCGCTAGCGTCGTTGCCAACATAGGTCGGGGTCGGGTCAGCCGTGAACGTCAGGACGCGAGCGATCCAGCCGTCGACAAGTTCCTCGACAGAGATACCTTCCTTGAGCCGCTCTGGAGTCGAGGTGCCGTAGAAGCTAACGCACGGCTGCACGATGACTTTCTGCTTCTCACTGTCGGCGTAGCCCTTGCCCTTGATAGTCTTGCTGGCGTTCGAGTAGAGCTGCATCATGTAGGGTATGATGCCCGCCTTGTGCTCGTTGCCGCCCTTCGTGCCCTTCAGCATATGACCCATTTCATCCCAGAGGAATAGGGTCGACGGCTCGTTGTAAATCTGAGTCTCAATTGCTGCCGGGGAGGTAACGTCGTCGCCCCCTAGGTTGTCGAAGTAGCCGGTGCGCTCAAGGATCGCGTGGACGCCGTCCAGGGCGCCGCTCTTGCCGCACGACGATGGGCCCATGCCAAGCGTGTAGATGTTCGTGCGTGTCCCCCTGGCATCACGCACCTTGCGACCGAAGATCGTTCCAGCGAGCGACAGGGCGGCTCCCACGGCAAGCCACGGCTGCGCGTAGAGTGCCCGAGAGTTGATGTAGGCGCAGATATCGCCGATGAGCCCGTGAGGCTGACAGAGGAATTCGAGTTCCTTGTCTGGCTCGACTGGTGCGGGCTCGTGGTAAGCCGCTGGCTCTGTAGAGTACGCGGCTTGGTGTTCAAAGCCGGGCTCCGGCTCTGCTGTCTTCCCGGCGTCCATGAGCGCGTCGAAGTCGACGTCAGCTTCGGGCGGGAGACTGACGAAGTCTGGGTCGTTCAAGATCCAGCCATACGGGAACTTGTTGGATGGATTCGCCCTGGCTTGCGGAACCTTGCGCTCGAACTCGTTCCTCTGCGCAGGGTTGCCGTACTCCCACGGGTCAATGCAACGAGGGTTGTAGTGCTCCCATAGGAACGCGATAGCCTGCGAGTCAGACATGCAGAGCCCGTTGACCGCGCAGTCGGCAGCCCAAAACAGCTTGTTGTGCCCGCCCTGTCCTTCGATAGCCGGATCGACCTTCTCGAAGTAGGCGACAGCGCGACGCATGAAGTCAGGGTCGCCGACGCTGGCTGTCGAGTGGAAGAGTGTCGGCGCTGGCTTTGGTTTCTCGGATCGCTTCTTCGGCATCCACGCTGGCCAAGGTTGGATATCGACAGTCCAGGGGTTGAACTCCGGGTGCCACTCGTACTTGCCCCTAGGCCCGACCGAAGGCGGGAGGAGGACGTAGCCGCCCGTGGCTCGAATGTCGACGTCCTTCAGTATGTGGGCCGCATTGCCAATATCTTCTTCGGAAGTGAAGTATAGGTGCCAGCCGCCACGCTGCGTGATGCAGATCCAGGTGCGGGGGATCTCGCCAAGTTCTTCGATTGAAGGAAAGCCATTCTTCCCGCACGTATCGTCAACGTCAATGTCTACGACATAGACGCCGCTAGGCTTCCCGGTTGCAATCCCAATGTTCGCGGTAGGAAGGGTGTCCCACCAGTTAGCAATAGTCGCCGTGTCATTTGTTGCCTCGTCTCGCCACTTGAAACCCTTCAGCGGAATCTTGTCCCCTGGCGTCAGGGGAAAGATGTTCCACGGAGTGTTGACCGCGTAGTGCGCGGCTGCCGACTGTAGCTCGTTCATGCTAATCCTTCAAAGGCTCGTTGTACCCGACAACGCGTAAATACTTGCCTTCACGTTTCACTGTGATTGTCCTCGTCCACTCCGATATGCGCTGCGAGAAGAACATGTCGTTAAGCGCTTCGGGGACGGTCGGGATCTCGGCATTCTGCCCGAACCTCTCGCGATACCAGACGCAAGCCTTATGGCGCGCGAAGTTCTCGTGGTCGAGACAGACCCATTCATTGATCCAGCGAATCTGATTGCCGAGGCAGACACGGTAACGCACCTTGATCGAGGTTGGTGCCCCTGGCTTGACGTGAGGTGCAACGGTGACGGAGTCGACATTGACCGTCTCGGGCTCGCCGGAGAGGATGCTACGTTGAGTAGCCTTCGCCTCGTGCATCCGTCGCTCTGCTTCTTCAAGGGCTTCAAGGCGCTCGACCTCTCGCGGTGGTATCGGCGTTCCGCAGGCTGGACAGATGCGGAGGGGACGCGGGAATGACTCGTCGCATTTCTGGCAGATGTACATCGGAACCCTCTCGCCCGTTCCGAGAAGGTCTAAGGGTCCATGTTCCTCGATACAGCCCGCGTAGTCAAGGACTAGGCAAAATTCCTTGCTTTCATGGAGGCGAAGACCTCGTCCCACCATTTGAGCAAACAACCCTGGTGAGAGGGTAGGACGGAGAAGGACAATGGTGTCGATATGAGGTGCGTCGAATCCTTCAGTGAGTACGTTGACGCAACAGACCACTTTAAGAACGCGGTCCTTAAAGGATCTGATGATCCTGTCTCGTTCCTTTTTTGGTGTCTTACCAGTGACGGCGGGCGCGTGTATTCCGTACTTAGAAAGTTCCTTGGAAACGCGTTTGCAATGATCGACGTCAACACAAAAGAATATCGCGCTACGACGCTGTTCAAGCTGCATCTTGGACAGTGCGTCGGATACGGCGGCAGTGACGAGGTCGCCCTTGTTGGTTGCTTCAGCAAGAGCTGACACAACATAGTCACCTCCAGAGTTTCGCCGCACTCCTGACAGATCGGGGGTCGCCCGCCCAACCTTGGAGCGTAGGTTCGATAAGTAGCCTTGAGCGATGAGGTCTGTGATCTGTGCGTCATAGCAAACCTTGTTGAGGATGTAGTCGGGATGGCAGATCGGGCCACAACCCATCCGGTACGGCGTCGCGGTCCAGCCAACGACACGCAGAGCCGGGTTCATATGCGTCGCTTCGGCGATGAACTGCCGATACTTCCCTTGGCCAGCAGGAGGGATGCGGTGAGCTTCATCGACGAAGAGGAAGTCGAACGGCGCGAACTCGCCAGCCTTCTTATAGATGGAGTCGATGCTAGCGAAGATCATCTGCGAATGGTGATCGCGCTCACCAAGACCAGCAGAGTAGATACCGATCTCGCAGTCAGTGTAGAACGAGCGCAGCTTCTCGCAATTCTGCCCGACGAGTTCCTTGCGGTGAGCCAGGACGCAGCCGCGAACGTGCGGAGCCTGAACATACCAGTCGTGCATAAGAGCCGCCATAGTCACCGACTTCCCGGCGCCGGTTGGGAGTACGGCGCACGGGTTGTCGGTCCTATTGCAGATATGGGCGTGAATGGCTGCGTTGCATTCAGCCTGATATGGGCGAAGCGTGAAGCTCAATGCTTCTCCTCCATGATGAACGACTTCATGCAGCCCGTGTCGACGACGACGCAGACTTTGGGACCATCGGGAACCTGGAACTCGATCCCGATCACGTTCAGGTTTTCGTCCTGGTCGAGCGGTTCGAGGGCTGACATGTCGTAGCCGTAGAGCTGCTTGAACCCTACGCCCGTGTCAGACGCCGCACCATTCCACGAACACCAGCAAGTATCCATATCGGAATAACGCTCGATGCAGTTTCCACGAGCCTCATGGTGAACGACGTCGGCGCCTTGCTCTCTGGCTCGCTCAACGAGCGGATTACTGAGAGTTGAAACGGAAACAAAACGAAGTTCGCTCGCTGACCACCCCGCGCCACCTCCCTGTCGCCACTCGGGGCGTCCGCTTGAATCAGGCTCCCGGACTTGGTAGTCAATGTAATCGACCCCGTTCTCGTCCTGTCCGTAGTTGACTGGTTCGGAGTGGGCATCGACGATGCCCGGCAAGTACAGAAGGCGCTCACAAGCGCGGTCTTGATCCTCGACTGAGAGTGCCTTCCCAAGCTTATCGCAGGTCCATCGAGCGCCTTCACCTGCGATATCTGGTGTGGCAAAACAGCACTGCCGACAAGACGTTCCCGACGTAGCGCACGCTTCGGCTTCGCTGGAGGTGGCATGGCAAATTTCCTTGGCATCGCACCAGCCGCACTGGTAGTAATCGGGGCGATCACTAAGCCGTGGCGGGATCTGGTTCTGGGTGATGATCCGGCGAGCCTTCTCCATGAGGAGGTCGTAGTGCGCCTGATCGAAATGAACTCGCTCACAATAGAGTTCGTCGGTGTCCTTGTTCACGGCGAAGTACAGTGCCCTCTTGAGCCCCTGCTTGCCCATGTACGCCTGCATCTGCGAGTAATGCTGAGGCTTCGACTTCTTCACGCCCTTCTTCTCAAGGGCAACGAACGACTTGTTGTTGTGTGACTTGGCTTCGAGGAGGTGCCACGTCTTCGGTGCTTCCGGCAGTCCGACCAAGGCACCGTCAGTGTGCCCCGAGAAGTGCCCGCCGAACTCGCTGATCTCGAACTGCTGGCCAGTGTTCGGGTCAACCTCGTGGACCGTGCAGCCGATCATGCGAAGGTCTTCGACGATTCGAGCTTCTTCAATGTCGCCCGTGTTGAACAGTCGGTAGATTCGCCCGCCGATATCCTCTTTCGTTGCCTGCCGGAAGCAATACCAGAGGTATCGTTCGCAGGCATGACCGATGATCGACGCGCCGAGGTATCCTCGACTCTCTTCGGCGTCGCCCTTGGCTTTCCATGCCGCATAGATCGCATTCACCGTCTCCGACTTCGGCGGGAGTATGTCTTCAGCGCTCATATTTCGCCTCGTGTTGAGCTTGACTTGTCGACTAGAAAGTTCATATGCCCTAGCGGTGTGCTCTGGCTGTACCAGAGGATCGTTGGTCGGCAGTCGCAGAAGTCGCCGGGCAGATCGTATCCACTAAGCGACGGATATGGACCGGGACCGTATAGCTCCAGAACCACGTTGGCTTGACAGTGATCCTGGTGGACGACTCTGATAGACACGCGATCCTCGGGGCTGTCGGGCAAGACCCCGAGGGCGATCGCGCGTGTTATCATTGGACGCCAAGATGGGACGGTCATTTTGCTTTCGGCTTGATAAGCTCGATACTGATCTTGGCGGGGGTAGCGGTGACGTGCTTGGCGATCTTGTTGAACGTATCCTTGTCGTTCGCCTCGTACCACTTGTAGCCCTTCTCGTCGAGCTTCACTTCCGTCTTGAGCTTGAGCGGAGGGTACGGCAAGCCGAGTTCACGAACCTTCTCGTGATCGACCTTGTAGTTGATCCCGCGAGTAACCTTGACCTTGAGCCCTTCAGAGAGCTTCGAGGATCGCGAGCTGCCGAGCTTGCCGGGCAGCAGCGTCTCAATTGCGGCCATATTCTCGTCGACCTTGGCTTGTGCGGCGTCGCGCGCCTCCAAGAGCTTCTCGCGGTCGGCTGCTAGCGTCAGCAGCGCCGCCTTGACTTCATCATTGACAGCGGGTGACATTGGGTTCCTCTTTTCGTATTCGGAGCACTTCCCATCGAGATTCTTAGATCGACAGTCGACGCCGTTTTCATCGCCGTCACGGAAGCACCAATAGACGGTGTCGCCGTTGATATCCCGACAGAACTTGCAGTCAACGCAGATATTCATGGTTGGACCTCAGAGATTGCCTCTTCTCTGGACCTACGACGCGTCGGTTAATGCTCCTACTCTTCCTCTTCGCCTTCCGTTAGCTGGCCAAGGAGGTCATAGAAGTACGTTGCGCCATCCTCGAAGTCCGCTTCTGCTAGCTGCCAGTCGGCAAGTCCAGCGTTGAACTCGGTCGCGGCAGCTTGATAGTTAGCCTGACACGAGATAAACAGGTTCTTCGCACTGAAGTACTTCGCGAATGCGGTTGTGTAGCTAGGCGGGCTAGCTTCGTACTTTGCATAGTCGGCGGCAGCGTGGTCAGCCTCCCCCGCCTCCCATCGCGACTCTCCGAGAGTCCACGAGCCATTAGGATCGGCTGTAGCGCTAGTGTAGTGAGCCTCGGCGTCTAGCCCATGCGCTGCCCCAAGGTTCATGTAGTAGTCGCCAGCGGCAATCTCTGCCGAGTTCGCACCGGCAGTGATGCAGAGATCGCGCACGCCATTCGCGCCGTTGATGCAGTAAATGAGTTCAACCATTTCCTGGACCATCGACTCGTAACCGCCCTTCGCATCGCCTGCGGTATCAGCGTCAGTCTGCGCGTCGTCTCGTGCGTCGATGCAAGCTTGCTCTCCGCACTCCGGGATCTGGCCAAGCGCTACGCCTGACACGAGGAGCATTGTAGCAAGAGCAAAAAGAAAGCGTTTCATAGTTGACCTTTCGGTTAGAGATCAGACAAAGTCTAGAGAAGATCAGACAAAAGAAAGAAGCGACCGTGTCGTGCGAGCTTTATGATATCCGCGAGCATCGTGCGGCTTGACCGTCTGCGGGTCTACCGGGTGTCCGTGCATCGCGTTCGTTTGTGTCTTCGCTGACTACGGTCGCTTCGTTCCCACACCACCAAGCGTTATGCCCAAGGCGGCTTACCAGCGGCTTGCGCCGGAGGGGCTGCCTGCTGAGGCGGGGCTGCGGGGGGCGCAGCTTGGGCGGGAGGGGCGGCAGCCGGAGGGGCTGCGGCGGGAGGCGCGGCTGCCGGTGGTGCAGCAGGGGGCGCCTGTTGGGCAGGAGGAGCCGCAGGAGGTGCCATCTGGGGCGGGGCGGCTGCCGGGGGTGTCACCGGGGGTGCAACGGGCGGAGCCGCAGCAGGGGCGACAGGAGGGGCTGTAGGAGGCTGGTAGGCGGCTGCCGGTGGTGCGGCTGCCGGAGGGGCATAGGCTGCCGGGGCTGCCGGAGCCACGGGCGCCGCAGGAGCGGCGGGCGGAGCCGGGACCGGGGGAGCGGCGAGCATCTTGAGGATGACCGGATCTTGCGGGTGATAGAACCCGTTGATATCGTTCTGGTCCTGCTTCACCTTCACGCTGACGTACATCCAACGCCCGATGAGATCGTTGGGGTGCTTGATCTCCGGCAACTCGGTGGCGTAGAGGATCGCGGACAGCTCGCGTCGAGCGATCTTGACAGCCTTCTCATTCGGGTTGCGAAGGTTCAGCATGATCCAGAGCTTGCGATCCTTGAACGGGATGCCCGTGGTGTGTTCGAGTATCGACACCTGAATCCAGAGATACTCGCCGTCCTGCTTCTTCGTGGGTCGCACGTCGACCTCTTCGATCTGCACCGGATACTTGCCGGGCGTGATCGGCTCGAAACCCTTTGCGGGCTCCTCTTCCTCGCGGTTGTAGCCATTCGGGCCGAAAATGTCATCTAACATGCGTCGTCTCCAGAGGAAAGAATTGAAACGCGAACTATCAGTATATCAAGGCAGCCTTGCCGTTGCTAGTCCTCCGTGGCAAACATCACAGCAGCCGCTTTCTGCGACAAACCGGCATCACGCAGCTCTTGCTTAGTGAACACTAAATCAGAGTCGAGGTCTGAATTGCTCGTCTGCTTGGCCAGCCAATGAGTAACGTCTCGTGCGGAGTCTAGGATTCCTGACAGGTGCAACCTAACCTCACCAGCAGACACGACCATCTGCGCTGCATAAGCCTTCCACCCGGCAGCTTCGGTCTTGGACGCAGAGAGTTCTGTTTCCACGAGGCGTAGCGCGTTGTACGCTTTCTCCATTCTCTCGTTTCGATTGCTGATAATGTCGTCGCGTTCCGCTACCATGAGGTTCAGCTTGTGGACTTCTCGCTGCGAGTCGGCAAGCTTTTTGTTCGTGTCGATCACCTCGCCGTTCGTGGTGAGCCCGACCATATCGAGGAGCATCAGAAACAAGTCGAAGATCGTCTTCATCACTGCACGTTCCTTGCTGCTTGGACATGTTGACAGAACGCGTTCCAGTCGAGAGGAATCTCGTACGGGATACGCCCGAAGGGACCACGCCCGCCTCCAGGATGGGACGGCTTCTTCTGCGTGTAGAGGTAGCGCCCGCCCGTAACGTCGGTGCCGCGCTTGGTCTTCTTCCCGAAGCCCGCATCCTCGCTCTGGAGAATGACCTTGGAGTTAGCAAACAAGATCACGTCAGCCCAAGCGTAGAGCTGCGTTGCTGCCTTGTGGTGAATGCTCCAGATGAAGGAGTCGTAGCTGCCGACGATGGGATCGTCGATCCTCTTGATTGTGACGTGACCAATCAAGATCGAGGCGCAGTTGCGATCACGCCGAAGGACGTCAATCCAGTCAGTGAGGCGGCGCCAATACTTGAGGGTTTCAAGGTAGCCCTTGCCGTAGCCGTCAAGCACTTTCTCGATGCTATCCTTGTTGTAGTCGTTGCACACCTGTTGATGCAGCAGGGGCTCAAGCGTCGTCGTCGAGTCGATCACGATTGTGCCGAAGTCGTGTTGCTGATTGTAGAGCGCTTCGAGCCAGCCGACAGTCTCGTTATACGAGCTGACCGGCTTCTCAAGCTTGGCAACGGGGATATCGTCGATCCCCTCTTCCCCGTGTACCGGGATGAAGAACGGGCGATCAGATGCGGCAGCGAAGGACGACTTGCCGATCTTCTCCACGCCAAGCAGGATAATTCTCGGTGGACGTACCACCGCTTCGGTGGTGATCGTCGAAAGATCGAATGCCATTGATTTGCTCCAGAAGGTAAGGGGAAGAAACGAGGGCGGGCCCTTACTCCCGCCCTCGCTGGTCCCTCCGGTAAGGGTGAGGAACCTTGAATCAACATGATAACCGGAACTCCACGCAGTGTCAATTCTGCGGACTGTCGACCGACATGAACCCGGAAACGTCGTGGTATTTCGCGAACTCCGCCATACCTGCGGCGTCGCTCATTGCATCCTTTCTGCCACTCTTGCCGGTGTAGGGTCCGCAATCACAAGCGGAGCCCTCAGCGTTGATGATCCACCAGCCGTCAGGGCGGAGGGTGATGTACGGGAACCACGACGGATAGCGCCCGGTGAGTTCCGCCCACCTCTCGGCGCACGCCTTGTTCTGACGCTTGCCTCGCACCTCTGGCGGTTCTGGTCGCCCGTTCTGGAGGAAGTGCAGCTCTGCCTGTTGTCGCCCCGCCTCTTCTGCCTTGTCGCGTTGGCGGTTCTCCGCGCTTCTTATTCGGTTCCTGGTCATTCTCTTTCCGTCTCCTCGCAATGCTTACGGGTTTCTTCTACCTTGTCCCAATCAATAGCAGGCTCGACCTTGGGCAGCGCTAGCTTCTGCTGTAGCCACGTCTTGAACCGTGCGTGATCCTCCGGCGTGCGACTCTTGAGCCCCTGCGGTGGGGCGTAGCAGTCGCAATACTCCATGTCGTCTCGATCTTCACGCGGACAGATGCCGCGCTTCGTGCAGAGTTGACACTCTAACATTTCCTCCCCTTCCAGTATTCGAGGTGAAGCTTGAACCTACGAGCACTCACAGTGAGCGCTGCGCCCTCTGGATGCGTCGCAACAATGGTGCCGTTGCGGGTGACGCCCGAGAACCGCGAGGGCTTGCGCTGACCGCACCGCACCCATTGCCCCGGCTGTAGCCGTAGCTGGCCAGCAAGTAACGCCTGCGTAATGCCAGGAGCCCACAAGTCAATTGTCGGTAGATACTGCACGGCTCAACCTTTCAAGCTGGGTATCATTGTACATGGTCATTATCCGGGACGGCTCGAACACTGGCCGAACGTGGCACAAGCCACGAGCCAGCAGCGGCGCGCCGGGGTGGGCCCTCGTCCACCTCGCGGCGCTTGTCAGATCAATGAGGCGCACAACCTCACACGGTCTAGCGAGTCGATACGACACGGGCGCGCCCCCCCTCGCTATCGACTGCGACGGACTGCGCCCCTTCGATGAAGTGACACGCCGCGAGTAGGTCGGCAGCCGTTGCGTTGCTGCCGCTGTCCCGGAGATCCGGCGCGAGGGTTTCGCGAATGTACCCGATGAAGTGGTCGCGCGTCATCAAAAATTCGTGGCTCATGGTCTACGGTTCCTCTGCGATAATATGGCGTGATGTAAGAAGTTCATCCGTGAGACGATCAGCAAGGCGCGCGGCGTCCTGCGCAACCTCGCGCAGGAGCCTGATTGACTTGTGGACCCGTTCCGGGTCGATCTGTTCCCACCAGTCGGAGCCGTCGAAGTCGGCGAAGTCGGGCGCCGCCTCGTCAGTCCATTCGCTGGTTAGACGGTCGCGCGCCTCTTCGGCTCCCGCCACGATAGCCGCGATCCCATTCCCGGCGCTTGGGAGGATGAAAGACACGATGGTTTTGTTGCGCACGAGCGCGAGGCGCCGCCCGTTGAGGTCGCTAAAATCGTAGACCTCATATTGCCCGGTTTTGACTTGGTTCATGAGTCGCCCACGCTCCCACCCATCAATGGGTCGATCTTCGGCACTGTTTGCGTGCCGGTAGTGTGTTGCGATCTCAAGCGCTGCTAGCTGGTCTTTCTGGCTAGTCATGCCGTCACCCTCTCGCTAATGTCACGGGAACAGTAAGAATCAAAATATCCGCTGTCGCTGTCGGGCATTTCCCACCCGTCGATAATGTGCCCCAGCTTGACCGCGTCATCACAACCGCACGCGTAGACGTCGCCGTTAGGCTTGCAAATTGGACCGTCACAAGGGCAACGGTAGTCGTCGCCTTTCTCGATGCCTAGAACAGTCGTGGCGCGTCCGTTCGCCATAGGTTCATGGTGTTCCGTTGTGTTGCGAATGCCGACGCGCGAGGGCTCCGATATCTCGCGGTAGCGGTTGTGCTCCAGTCGCACGCGCTCCGCCTCTTCTCGCCATTGCCATTCTACCTCTTCGTCAATCGGATCATGGTAGCAATCAAGGGAGAGGTCGGCAGCAATCGCCCCGCACTTGGCCAGCCCGAACAGCATACGCGTGCGCTCCGCGTGCGTCCCGTTCGTGATTACCATAACGCCGCAAGCTTCAATCCCCGGCGCGGACATAGCAAGCAGAAGGAACTTTTCAAACTGTTTGTGTAGCGTCGGTTCTCCTCCGCCTAGCGTTATGCTCATATCAGACGCCGCGACTGCTGCGCGGAACACGCGCAGACTCATATCCTCACCTTCCGCAGTGCATGAATAGCAGCAGTGCTCACAAGACATGTTGCAACGGGTCGTGATCTGAATATACATTCTACACCTCGTCTTTCTGTTCAATGGTCACGAATTCGTCAAGCAGTACCGGCGCCGCATCGTTGGCGCCCACAACCTGGACCCATAGCCCCCCTTGTTCGTCTAGTTCAAGCTTGATTGACGCCGGGAACTTGCCGAGATAGTCAATCGTGATGCGCCTATCGGGCTCCTCAAGCGCGACATAGACCGGCTTGCGATGCGCCATCATTCCGCGCCCCCTTCCTCTTCAACGGTAATGTTCGGGCTGTATCCGTCGTGATTTATCAGTGATTCGCGCACCTCGTCCGCGTCAATAGGTGTGTTCGCGCCGTAGAACACGCAATCTATTTCCTCCCCGCAAAGGTACACATTGAAAGCGCGAGTGGTTCCCTTTGTCTTGGGGTTTCCGTCCGCGTCAAGTTCTAGCGGTTCATGTTCGCGCACGGGCGCCGGTTTCTCTTCCTTGTATTTCGACTTCAGAAGTATCTGCGCCGCGGTTCTCTTCCCGTTCCATTGCGCCCATAGGTTGCCCGACACGTTCGACAGTACCACTAGCGATAAGTCGAACTTGCGCACGCCAACGAAAGCCTGCGCCACGTCGCCGAACCATGAATACGGATTCCCGCCACTCCCCCCGCGTTCCGCTATGAGTTGAACGAGCATAGGCGCGACGAGACGAAACACCATAGACGCGCGCCCCTTCTCCGGCACTAGCTTGACAAGCAGGCTATCGGGACAAGCGCCGCACGTGTCCCCGTCGTTGGGGTTCCACTTATTCGAGCGCGTATCGGGGCACGAGGATATCAGAACATTGACAATCGGTTTCTGCATGGTATCACCTATCAGGAAAGAGGGAACGGGGAAACGTAGGGGCGCCGCATACGGCGCGCCCCTTCTGCGCGGATAACGTCAAGCGCTTCCGCGTATCCTGGCATTGTAATCATTAGCGTGCGCCAGTCAATGCCGAACATTAAACCGCCTGCGCTTGCCTCATAAACTCGCGCCATGACGCGCGTGTATAGGCGGTTCAACGCGTCAACGGACAAGGTGCGAACGTACGCGGGGAGGGTTGAATGTATCACGTTCTATATCTCCTTGTTGCAATGTTCACAATCGGGCGCCTCGTCCATGTTACAAGTGGCGTCGCAATACTGGACGCGCCAACCGTCGTTGCACTTCGTGCGTATACTATCAATCACGTTTTCTAGTTCCTCGCGAACGCACGAGGGGCAAAGCGCCGCGCCGTCAGACGTGAAGTAGACAATAGAGTATCCACCCGGAAACGCGTAATCCCCAGCGCGCAAACAGGCGCGCAAGTCGGCGCCCGTCTTGATATCTCGGGAGTGCCGCGCGTAGTTGCGCCGCACGGGCTGCGCCGTCCAATTGTCGCGCCTCGTGTCGAATAGCTCACCTTGGAATTCGTGGAAGTAGTCGGGAAGTGTAGCGTGTAGCATTCTACCACCTATCAATATGGGTTGCGTGTCGCGTCGTATGCTGGCCAGTGTCTACGCTTCGGGGACGTCGCGCACCTTGACGGGAATACGTCTATAGGTGTTCGGCTCGAATTCGTCAATGCGCCCGACAGGTTGCGAGAACATGAGGCAGTTATCCCCGAACGGTTGGAATTCGCGCACCTCCCCGACATAGTAGCCCGCAACGTACATTTCGCATAAATCCATACCGCTAGCGCTGTCGGGGACGTAACACACGGGGCGCGAGTATATCACGGCGCTTTCCCCCTTGTTGCGCGGGGGTTTCTGGCGCCGAACGTAGGAAAGAGGAACGCGCGCGAGATACAGCCCGACACGCGTGGTACGTTCGGGATTGCGAGAACCTACGGGTGGGGTGAATGTCTCGACGTAAAGCGCGCCGGGGATGGTTTCGTTATGCTTTCCACCCGTGCATATCTCTAGTGTGATAGGCTGCGCGCTTGTGACGGAGGGGAGGGATTGCAGCCACTCGGCGCGCTCGCGCGCTTGCGTTTCGTTGTTGTTGTCGCTCATGCTTGCACCTCGAAAATGGATTCACCAAAATAGAAAGACAGGAACGCCCCCACGTCTTGATAATGCAAGACGGTTGGATAGTCGCCCCGATCAGACAGCCAGAACCATTGAATGTACACTACCACGTTCACACCTCGCGCTTGTCAATAATATGGTTCTCGTCGCGCAGGACGTAGCGCCCCGCGCGGTTCTCGACGTACGCGCGGAACGTGGTAGGGAACGAGGGCGCGCCCCTACGATGGGAAGCGTAAACCGTTCCTTCTTCGCGTTTGACCTCGCGTTCATATCCGGGGCGCGGGGGGCAACCGTTCGGAACGAGGGCGCAAGCTTGCGCTTGTGAAATGTACCAACAGCCCGAAGCGTAGCCGATACGGTTCTTAGTCTTGACTGTGAGCATATCAACACCTTGTGAGAAGAGAGAAGAGAGAACCACGCGCGGGGCGTGTCAATTGTGAACGTACGCGCGCCCATCGTCGCCAATCATGAGCCCTTGAGTTCCGTAGGATTTACTGGCATTCGTCAAGCGCTTGCCCACTAACTCCGGCCAATCCCCATCCCAGAAACCGGCGCCGTGTCCATTGCGCGTCAAGTAGAAATCGTGCCCTGCTTGTTTCTCGCGCCCGTCTATGTCGTCCGCGTGTTCTTCCTGGAACGCGTTGCAATCCGTGATAATCTCGCGCCGCCCATCGTCGTCTATATCGTTCCAGTCGTGCGTATCGTCGAAAGGCCTATCCTCGCGTGTTCCATCGTCATAATGTTCGGCCCACAACATGCACTCCACGTAAGCTTCCGTGAAGTCGTCAAGCCTATGCCACTCGGGAATCGCGGGGCGTTCGTCGTCAAGCTTCCCGGCGCATTCGGCGAAGTGGCGGACGCATTCCCCTAGCTTGGCGCTAGCCTGGACGGCGCTAGCGCAGTGTGTCACCTCCAAGCAGTAGCGCACCAAGTGCTTGCATGGCCCATCCGTCGACCACACGATAGCGCCGTCATAAAGGGACGCAACGATGGTTTCGAGGTCCGCAGGGGCGTGTTGCTTGTTTCCGGCGTAGTCGCGGAATTGTCGTGTCATTGTGTCACCTCGTGAGATTGGAACGAGTGGAACGAGAAGGGGGCAACCGTGGGCGCTAGATGCACGCGTGGAGAATGTCGTCAAGGGTATCGGATACGTGCAGAAGAGAGACGTGGGCGATTCCATCGGTTCCAAGTGTCACGAGGGGCGACACGTCGTAGCGCCCCTCCGGTTCCAGGATAACGCGACGAACGTAGTCCGACACCTCATGAACCGTGAGGGGGCGCGGGAAGGTGAGGGGGAAAGATTGGGTGTCCGTGTCCAGCGTAGCGTTTTGAGTGGCGATCATTCTAGCACCTCGTGAGGTTGTGGGAGAGAATCGGGCTGTATTCAAGCATACCTTGCAATTGGCACGCGTGCCAGTCTAAAACCGGATAGGGTGATTGTCCTGGTTATGACGCGCGGTGATGACGCTTGTGCTGGCCAGCTATGCTGGCGCGGTGGTGCGGGTTGTAGTGAGGTTCGACTGGGTAAACCTGAACGATGGTAGCGATTGTGAGCCCGCAGGACCGTTATGACCGGTCATGATGGGGTTGTAGCGGTTGTAGGGAGAGGGTTGTAGTGGTTGTGCGTGGTAGGCGTAGCCCGTGTGGTAGGTGGTGTTGTTGTGTGGGTTGTAGTGTTGTGTTGTTGTTGCAATCGTTATGACTGGTTGTGAGGGTTGTGTGGTGTGGTGGTGTGTGTGGTGCGTGCGTGGGGGTGAGGGTCGGGGCTAGCCCACCCCCTCCCCCTTGAATCCCCCTGCGCGTAGTCATATTGACGACAGTGTGTAGTCATATTGACTACAGGTTAGAGTGTACGGTGTTGTGATCGTTATAGATGGACATAGGTTTTGTGTTGGTTGTGAGGATTATAGGGGGGCCCCATGAGATTGTGGTCAACCATTCCTTACGGTGCTCCGGTCAGGTTGGGGTAGGGTAGCCCGCCTCCGCCCCGTAACGTCAAAACCTTTGAGAATAACGACTTAGGGGCAGATTACGGCTTTCCGGCATATCCCCTAAGACAGAAACCTGGAGAAATGAAGAAATGAGAGATAAGAAGGGGGCCCCACCGTAACGCCGTAATCTCGCCGGGGGAGAGGGAGAGGGAGTCTATAAGATGATATATAAATATATATATATTATATACTTACGTCTATTCACCCTTTGGTCGCACCCCTCATAGGTGGCAATTTAATCTACGGCGTCCCCCCCGTCAAAACAACGCATTTTGACCACCGTACTGCCGGAATCTCAGGGCGTTGGTTCGAGCCCGATGCCAGAAGTGTGGCGTTTGAACCGTGAACCCCCTGTTTATACGGTGCGCTCCCGCGCTGGCAATTATCATAGATTATTGGCCAGCAGGGGAAGGTTTATGGTATGATGTTGGTTTGAAGAGTGTGTTGTTTGTTTCCCCTATCACTGTTTGGAGGTTGTTATGTTGGTTCCCAGAAGAGATTCCGTGTTGGTCGAAATGCCAGAAGCGCCCGCCATGTCACCCGGAGGCATCGCGCTGCCGATGAACGTCAAACTCGACGAACCGGGCAAGCCCCGCGCCGGAACCGTCGTGGCGTTCGGTCGCATGACCGAAGATTACCGCAAGGGCGACAAGGTCTTCTTCACGTTCGGCTACGAAGTCGTTGAGAACGACAAGACCTACCTCGTCGTCAAGGAAGACGATATCATCGCGAAGTTCCCGCAGAAGACAGCGGCTCCCGCCCTGACTCCGCGCAAGTAGGGTCTTCGCTCTCACAAGTCACTTCACCCCAAGACACCGAAAGGCCACTCATGGCTGGAAAACAATGTCTCACCCCCGGATGCAGTCACGTCGCGAAGTCGCGCGGGATCTGCACCAAATGCTACGGCACCCTGCGGGTCAAAGTCCAACGAGGCGAGATCACCTGGGATGGCGCCGTCGTTGCCGGGCTCTGCAACGCCGCTGGCGATGGACCCCAACCCGGCGAATCCGCAATGGCTGCCGCGATCCGCCGCGCCGAAGAGGCGGGCAAGATCAGGCTGCAACCGGTCCAACAGATCCCGCAACCCGATCCCGATCAGGAGCCGCCCGTCCAGGTTCCCGCGCCGCAGCAGCCGGTCGCCCCGCCTCCGGTCGTCCAGATGCCCGAGGTCAACGCCGCACCGGAAGGCTACGGCGAGTTCGATCCGAACGCGAAGCCCGCGCCAACGGCGCCGGAGCCCGCACGGCAGCCGCGAGACGAGCAAGCTCCCGAGGCGATTGACCCGCTCGATCTGATCGAAGAGGCTGACGACTTCGACGAGACGCCCGAGCAACGCCAACGCCGTCAAGCTATCGAGCGACGGTGGAAGGCGGAGCAACGCCAGAACTTCATCGAAGAGAATGGCTTCGAGCCGCCCGAGGGTGGCAAGGTCGTTGTGGTCCCTCCGCCGAACACGAGCTACGACCTCAACAACGACCCAGATCAACAGGTGACCGGCGTTGGCGCGGGCAACACGCCCAACCCGAATCGCCCGCCCGGCGTCTACTTCGAGCCGCACGACCAAGCGGCGCCGCAGACGATTGACGGCGAGCCCCTTCTCCCCGGATGGTCGCTCCATCCTGACGGCGTGAACCTCGTCAACCCGCAAGGGCAGGTAGTTCACACTGACCCTCGGATTCGGGCTCAACAGAATCCCGCCCCCGCCCCTGCTGGCCAGCCCGCCCCGGCGCCTGGACTTCAGGCTACGATCCCGACACCGGTCAATGTCAACGTCCCGACGCCCGGTGGGCAGGTTGCGAACATCCAGGGCGGGCTCATCCTTCCGGCGACGCTTCCATCCAATCCTCCCGCGCAGGCTCCTGCCGATCCGGTAGCTCCGGCCCAACCGGAAGCCCCGCAGCAGGCCGCGCCTGAAAACACTGGGTTGATTCCGCAAGGACCGCAGCCCATGGACCCGCCGAAGCCTGACGGCCAAGCGCCGTGGCTGGAGGAGTAATGAGGTACGCCCTTACGGTTGTGCTCCACACGGTCGACGACAAAGGCGAGGGCATCGACGTCCCCGCCGACGAACTCGCCGTTCAAGTGGAGCGTTTACTCAATGACGAATGGATAGACGACGGCAACGACGTCGATGTGCAGATCGTCGAGGCTGAAGTCGAGGCGAGGTCTGACTTGTGAAAGCTTTTACCGCGTGCCCGCAGTGCGGGAAGATCGTGACCGTTCGCAGGAACGGCAAGGTAAAGTTCCACCGCGTCAAGGTGTGGGACGAGAAAACCCAGACCGGGCGACACGCCCGGTGCTCCGGCACGAACCAGAAGGTTTCGTGCGAACACGCATGGATGACCTATCAGGCGGCAGAGGAAGCCATTGGAAAGCAACGAGACGCAACTATGAAGGAGTTGACAGATGCCGCGAAGAGACTTAGTGAAGCAGATCATGAAGCGAAAGCGAGACGACGCGAGGCAGAGGAGGGAGGATCAGGCGTTGCCGCCGTCGAGCGACCTGGGCTCATCCTCCCCGGCCAACGAGGATACCACGTCTGACTTCTTCGATGGCATCGCCGAACTCGACGAGATCCTTGAGGACACCAACAAGCAGACTGACGACAGCGTTTGCGACTGCTGTGGCGAAGAGGATCTCAACCTGAAGACGGACGCTGGTAATGTCACGCTCGAAGAGGCCGCACGCGCCCCGCTACTCATGGACGCGGAGGAGACGCACGAAGGAACCGTCTCAGAGGTCATGGATGCCGCCGACCCGAACGCTGACCCGTGTAGCATCGCCTACTGGATCAAGCCGGAGGATCGCGAGCCGAAGCGTGTCTTCGAGTCGACGCCGAATGGTTCGGAGCCCAACGCATTCTACGATGGAGTGCTTGGCGAGGAGAAGCCGAGTAACGTCTACGACGCAGGGACGCAGCAACTCAACACTGGCCTTGACCAGGGGATCATGAGAAGTCATGGCGAAGAAGAAAAGGAAACGCCCCAGTTGGAAGGTCTACACGAAGGCGGAGCGACGAGAGGCAGTGAAGAGACTGGAGACGGAGACGAAGAAAGCCGTCTACACGGATCTCCAGACGACACCTCGGACGCTGAATAAGTGGATCGAGGAGTTCAAGGATGAAGAGGTGTCGATCCCAGAGGGCCCATCGAGCATCGGAACCATTACGGATTTCGTGAAGAGAGTTCGGTCGGTCCTCTGGGGCATCGACAAGACGCAGTACGACCGCTGGGTTGACCGCGTCTGTTACTTCGAGCACAATGGATACTCGAAGGGTCAAGCTCAAGTGCGGGCGGCAAAGGAGTTCCCGGCGTGCCGCCCGTTCTTTCGTGAGTACGACATTCGGCAGTTCGACCGTGACTCGGGCTCTCATCCCGATATCGTTTTCTTCGGCGATGAGAAGCGGGCACGCGAGATTGTCAACCTTGAAAAGGATATGTCGTACCGCGACAACATGCGATGGGCTGCCGCCGCTGCTGGCCAGCATCTTCGTACCGGTGAGGAGTTTTATGAGATCCCTAACGATACTGCGTTTTATTTGTACCAGCAGGCGTTGGGTGACCCGAAAGATTTCATGACAAAGTTCGGAACCATGGAGGGTCGCGAAGACATGGAGGCTATACTTGAGAAGTCGACGCGGAAACTAGCCGACCGCGCGGTGAATGAAATCGACAAGTGGCTAGGTGAACTCGAAGAGACGGTAGTGAACGATGGCAAAGCGCCAAAGGAAGCTTCAAGACTATTCATCGAAGAAGCGTTCAAAGGGATCGAGCCGCGCAGGCAAGACCCCGTTCACGACTGACGTTTGCAAAGTATGCGGGAACCGCTTAAAGGTTACCTGTTCCTTAGATATTGGATCGGTGGTCATGGCTTCGGCTCACGGCGTCTCATGTCGTCATGAGCCGGAGGCAACCACCCTTGCTAGCCGCTTCTCTTTCTACTGCGGAGAAGTGTGCAAGGAACAGGACGATGGCGCAGGTCGCAACACCGTGGCGGAACCGTGTACCAACTGAGTATCGACAGAACCTTCTATGGCGACGCGAGGTCCACGAACGCGCGGCAGAGGATAAGAACTTCCGCGAGGGCATGATACAAGCCTGCCGCGAAGATCCGATATTCTGGCTGAACGGATTCGCGCACACCTACGACCCTCGCGTCGAGCCATTCCCCAAGATCCCGTTTATCCTCTATCCGTTCCAGGAGGAGGCGATCCTACGCATCATCAAAGCCGTAGGAAACCACGACCTCCTCATCGAGAAGTCTCGCGACATGGGCGCGTCATGGATCAACATGGCGGCTATCGCGTATCTCTGGCGTTTCCGCGAGGACCAGTCGTTCCTCATGGTGTCTCGTGTCGAGGATTACGTCGACAAGGCGGGAAACCCCAAGGCGTTGTTCTGGAAGTTCGACTACCTCATCGACAACATGCCAGCATGGCTCCAGCCGTACGGCTACGACAAGTCGAAGCACCGCTCCAAGATGCACATTGTCAATCCCGAGACTGGCTCTGTCGTAGATGGGGAGTCGACAAACCAGAGAGTGGCTCGCGGTGACCGTCGTACGGCGATCCTCCTCGACGAGTTCGCGGCTGTCGAGCAAGGCCAGTCGGTCTTGTCTGCGACGCGTGACGCAACCCCGTGTCGTCTGTTCAACTCGACGCCAGAGGGAACGAATAACGCATTCTACGACACGCGTAAGAAGATGATGGAACTCGGCGGAGACAACATCCTTCGCCTTCACTGGTCAGAGCACCCCGGCAAGGCGATGGGGCTCTACACGACTGGCGACAACGGTGAGTTCAAGCAGCTCGACATTACGCACACCTACTCGGAAGACTTCCGGCCCCGCCTCGACGGAAAGATCAGGAGCCCGTGGTACGACTACGAGTGCGACCGCGCAGCGAACCCGCAGGAGATCGCGCAAGAGCTTGACATTGACTACCAGGGCTCTGGCTGGCAGTTCTTCAAGCCCGCAAAGGTCGAGGAGTACATTAGGGCGAACGTACGACCACCCATCTACGTCGGTGACCTCGATCACATAGCTGAAACCGGCGAGCCCACGAAGTTCAGGGAGGACGAGGAGGGGCGGCTGAAGGTCTGGACGGTCCTCGACGGCAAGTATGCTTTGCCGACAGACGTGAGGGTCACGATGGGAATCGACATTAGCGCCGGAACCGGTGCGTCGAATTCAGTGATAACGGGTTACAACTCCAAGACTTACGAGAAGGTGTTCGAGTTCGCGAGCCCGTACATTCGACCGGAGCCGCTTGGCGTCCAGGCAGTCGCGCTTGCCCGGTGGGCGAACGGAGCGTTTATCATATGGGAACGCAACGGTCCCGGTCGACAGACCGGAGCCAAGATCGTTGAGCTAGGTTACGGAAACATCTACTTTCAGCGTCAAGAGGAAGCGATCTCGAAGAATGTCTCGAAGATTCCTGGGTGGGCATCGACCCGCGACTCAAAACTTGCACTCGTCAGCGAATACCGTGACCGCCTCGAAGCGAACACGGTCGTCAACTATAGCCGGGTCGCAATTGAGGAATGCCTCGAATACATTTACACTCCTGACGGAAGTGTCGTGCATAGCAGCTCGACCTCGAAGAAAGACCCGACCGGCGCCAAGGCTAACCATGGTGACCGGGTCATTGCCGACGCCCTCGCGGTCAAGGGATTCGATGAGCGAAAGTTCAGCCCCGAGGAAGGAAAGAAGCCAGAGGTTCAGTACGGATCTCTCGCTTGGCGAAATCAACAGCGCGAGCTACAGAAGAAGCTCTCGCCACGTGAACTATCCGACAGTTGGAGATTATGATGGTTGCACTGTACATGAATGAGTCGCGATTCAGTCGCTTGACTCCGGCTATCGACTGGTCGCTTCAGCAGATGCAGTTCCCGCGTAAGGAGCGCTTCGATGCGTTCCAGCAGTTCTGCGGATCACACTACGCCGAGGGCGGAGCCGAAAAGCTGGTTCCGGTGAACTTCCTCGCGCTCGCCGTCATGATCTATGTTCGGCGTCTCGCCGCGAAAGCCCCAACGGCTTTGCTGACGGCTGAAGACAAGCACCTTCGCCCGATGGCGCAGGACTTCCAGGAAGCCTTGAACCTGATCCCAGGCGAGATCGGGCTCGTTCACACGCTGCGTCAATGGGTCACCGAGGCGATGTTCTCGCCGTGGGGCGTGTTGAAGTGCGGCCTAGCGAACGGCAAGACGTTCGTTGAGCTTGCAACGCTGGACGACTACTTCATCGACATGTCGGCTACCAGGATGGATACAATCGACTTCGAGGGCAACGACTACTGGATGGACTACGACGAGATCATGGAGAACAAGGCGTACGTCAACAAGCATAGGCTTGGCCACGACGAGCGAACGCCCACGGGTCCGAACGGCGAGCGGAAGACGCAAGGGATCTCCGCTAGCGGAACCATGACGACCTACAAAAAGAAGAAGCATCTGCGTGACGTCTGGCTGCCTGACAAGGGGCTCTTGGTCACTTACACGGTCCAGGACAAGCGGGTCATTCGCGAGGCTGACCTCAATGAGCTTCGGCACTCGCCGTACCACAAGCTCTCCTTCACGACCGTCCCTGGCCAGCTCATGCCGCTGCCGACCGTCTCGCTCTGGCGTGACCTTCACGACCTCGGCAACTCGCTGTTCCGCACGCTTGCCAATGGCGCCGACTCGCAGAAGACCGTGCTTGGCTTCAACGGCGACAACGAGGGCGTGACGAACTTCCAGGGCGCACGCAACGGTGATGGTATCAACTTCAACGGACCCGACCCGAAGGTTCTCAAGGCTGGTGGCATCGAGCCGCAGACGATGATGTTCTTCCTTCAGACCCGCGACCTCATGTCGTACTTTGCGAATAACCTCGACTCGATTGGTGGTCTTGGTGCGCAGACGGAGACGGCGGCGCAGGACAAGCTTATCTCTGGAGCCGCGAACGCGCAGCTCGACGACATGAGCGACCAGACTATCGAGGCAACCGAGACTCTCTTCGAGTCGATTGCCTACTACGAGTACACGGACCCGACGAAGAAGCGAATACTTCAGAAGAAGATTCCCGGCACCGACTTCACTATCCCGGTTGAGTTCGGCCCGGCGCAGCGTCGCAACGCAAGCTTCGAGTCGTTCTACTTGAAGCTCGACGTCTACTCCATGGCGAAGGACAGCCCGCAAGAGAAGCTCATGAAGCTGAAGGGCTTCGTGCAGGAGTTCATCATTCCGCTCGAACCGTTCATCACTGCCGGTGGCGGGACGGTAGACGTCAAGGCGATCCTCAAGCGCGCAGGAGAGTATGCGCAGTTCCCGGAGGCTGACGAGTTCGTTGTGTTCGTTGACCTCCCGGAGAGCGCGATGGGACAGGCACTAGGCGCTGGTGGCGGGCGACCGCAACACACCACGCACACGTCGACTCGGCAGGGCTCGCCGGGACCGACGCCGCAGAGTGCGTCTCAGCAGATGCAGCAGCAGCTCATGAGTATGTCGGCTGCGTCATAACCCCTATTTCCCAGTGTCAGGTGACCGGTGGTCGGTCACCATGGCACCGGTCAACTCGTAGCATGGTAGACTACCTCAATGCCAACTTACTGTTACACAAACGAGAGCGGCGACACCATCGAGCGGTTCTTCCATATGAGTGAAGAGTTGCCGACGATGGTTGTCAGCAATGAGCATGGGCTCGACGACATGCACTATCACCGCGACTACTCGGCGGAGAAGAAGTGCTTGCAAACCGAGACGGCGCCCGGCTGGCCAATGCCGCCGTGCAACTCGTCGGGCGTTCAGCCGGAGCAAGCACAAGAGCTGCGTGACCACTTGAAGAAGCACGGAGTTCCGACAGAGGTGACCCCGCAGGGTGATCCTATTTACCGTACTCCCACGCACCAGAAGAGAGCACTTGCGTGCCGTGGGATGCACAACAAGGCTGCAATCTGAAGAGAGAAATCATGGCGATCCCAGCAGAATTTACAGCAGAAATCGAGCAAGCCGCGACCGTAGCTGGTCAGACCGCAGCGTCCAACGCAAAGGACGAGGGCGGAGGAACAGGTGAAACCGCGTTTGTTCAAAACCCCGAAGAGGAGAAGAACGATGGCGGCAATCCTAACGTGGCTGGCGAAAGCGGCGGAAGTGATCCTGGCGCTGGCGAGGGCGGTCAAGCTGGTACGGAAGGCGAAGGAAACGTGGGAACTTCCGCCGAAGGATCAGTGGATGACGCCGGAGGAGGCGGGACTGACGGAGACGCAGGAAATGCCGGTGATGGGGGAACCTCCCACGCCAATCAAGGCGGAGTCTCAAGCGCGACCTTGGCCCGAGCGATCCGCGCGGGATTACGAATAGACGAAGCCCTCGCACTCGGCAGCGATGCGAAGGTGAACGAGATCGCAGACAGCATGGAAGCTGACCGCGTGGCGCAGCTCGAAGCCGAACAGGCGGAGGCTGACGCTGAAGCAGAGCAGGAGCGTATCAACGAGGAGCGGAAGAAGCTGAATGAGTCGTTCCCGACTCTCGACCCGGACGAAACCGACCCGAAGGTGATCGAAGCGTTCAACAAGATGCAGGAGCGGTTCGTCAAGCAGCAAGAGCAGCTCGACGCGTTCCAGCAGCAGCAGGTTCAGCAAAGTCAGGTAGCCGAAGCCGCTCAACAGCGAGAGCTTGCGAAGTGGTTCGGCGACCAACTCGGTGACTTGAACAAGACGTTCAAGGAATCGCTTGGTAAGGACGTTTGGGAAGACGTCTCGCTTGACAGTGCGAAGGGTGACCTGATCGCATCGAAGATGGCGGCTCTCGTGGGCAGCTACACTTCGATGGGTCAGAAGGCGCCGTCCCGCGAGGAGATTTTCGCGGACGCGGCAAGGCTGGTGCTCAAGGATGACTTCGTGCGAGCGGAAGAAGCACGGCTGGCGAAGCAGGTAGAGAAGCGTAAGGAAATGGAGATCAATCCTCCAGGTGGAAGCAAAGGCAAGACTGAAAAGTCGCCGGTTGACGCGACCGCAGACCTAATCAACAAGCGGTTCTTCAATCGGTAGAAAAAAGGGTTTTATTCATGGCTGGACTGCAATTCGCAGACATTGACGATGCCGTACTGTTGACGCAGGAAAACCTCATCAAGCGAGGCGCGTTCCTCGACATGCAGACGGATCTTCAAGACCACGTCGCCGTTCGGGAAATGTGGAAGGGTCGCCAGAAGAAGTTCGACGGGGGTCACCCGTGGGAGTTCCAGGCGCAGATCGACCACAACTACTCGGCACGCGCCGTGGCGATGTACGAGACGGACGGAACCGCGATGAGCGACACGATGATCTCGGGCTCCGTCACGCCCCGGCACATCAACGCTCACTACATCTACGACCAACGCGAGCCCGCCTTCCAGCGTGGCGGTCACGCGGTCGTTGACCTCATCCAGACGCGTTACGTCGCGATGATGGTTTCTCTCTACGAGTACCTTGAAGCGGTGCTCTGGGGCAAGCCGACTGACTCGACCGACACGCTCACCCCGTTCGGTATCGCCTATTGGGTCGTGAAGAACGCGACAGAAGGCTTCACCGGTGGGAATCCGACCGGGTTCTCCGATGGTCGTGCCGGGATCGACTCGGCGACCTACACCCGCTTCAAAAACTGGAGCGCCTCCTACGCTGAGATCAGCAAGCCTGACCTCATCCGTAAGATGCGTCGCGCCGCTCGCAAGACGAAGTTCCGCTCCGTCGTGTCGCACGCGCAGCCCGATCTGGGTTCCATGAAGAACGGCATCTACACGAACGACGTGGTCCTCGGCATCATGGAAGAGTTGCTCGAAGACCAGAACATGAACCTCGGCAACGATCTGGCCAGCAAGGACGGTCGGACCATGTTCAAGTCCAGCCCGGTGATCTACGCGCCGTACCTGGACAACGACACCGAGAACCCCGTGTACATGCTCGATTGGAAGTGGCTCGCCATCGGCGTCATGCCCGGTTGGGAGGAAAACCTCACGAAGCCCTACATGGTGCCCAACAAGCACTTGGTGCGGCGCGTGGACCTCGACGCGACCTTGCAGATGATCTGCACGAACCTGCGTCGGCAAGCGGTGTTGTACAACCCCGCCTTATCTTGATCTTGGTCCCCGGTAGCATCGGCTACCGGGGTGGGTGACTGCGAACTGAACTACAACAAGTCTCTAACATAGGGAAAACATCATGGGTGCCTCTCAAGCTCTCAATGCCCACATCGAAAAGGCTCCGGCCAATCCGCTTTTCGTGTGGTTCACCGGATCGACTGCGTTGCTCGAAGGTCAGGGCGTGTGCTATGACTTCGACAGCGGGACTGCAACCGCCTACGATGGCAAGCGACTCAACCGGGTCGAGCTGCCTTCGCAGACGAACAACCGATGGTTCGCTGGCGTCGCGCGGCGAGCTTACGCCGCTTCGAGCGGCGGGCAGTTCATCGAGATTTACGGCCCCGGCTCGACGTGCAACATCCTGTCGAAGGTCAGTAACACGCTGGGTTCCGGTCGGACCACGTGCATCGCGGGCGGAACCTACGCTGGCTACTTCGAGCGAGCCGGTTTCGAGGGGAAGGGCTCCGCCATTCCGCTCCAGACCGTAGACCGTTCGAGCACTGCCGGTAAGTGCATGGCGCGTCTCGAAGAGGGCCCCGAGTCGGGTCTGATCGAAGTCGTGACTGCGGCTGCCGGTGCCAACGTCTTCATGGTTGGTGGCGTCACCTACATTGTGGGTGCCTCCGTCGCCGCTGACGCGACCTTCACCTTGGCCGATGGCACCTTGCCCGGTCAGAAGAAGATGTTCGTCGTCGTCGACACCGCTGTCACCACGAACGATGCCGTGATTACCGTCACGAGCGGGATTCTCGGTGGCATGTCGGGCGCTGCCGCCAATGGAACCGACGCGCTGTCCACCATCACCCTCAATGCGCTCCAGGAGTATTGCTCGCTCGAATGGACTGCTGCGGGGACGGCTGGTGTCTGGGCGCCGATCTCAACGGCAGGCGCGACCCTCGCCTGATAGGGGAAGTTCGTTGCAACGGACAGTCGGGGGCGGGTTTCTCTTCCCCGCCCCCGGCTACTTTTTCATTCAACGAGGTTTCTCATGGCTGAATCTGGACTATCACTTGGGCTGCCTGACTTCAAGGCTGAAGTCGGTGAACTCATCGGGTACGGTCGCTCCGGCTGGTCCTCTGCGCAAGAGGCGGCGATTGACCGTGTCGTGAATTCAGGCATCCGTAGGGTGTACTACCCTCCAGCAGTGCATGAGTCTGTAGTCGGCTACGAGTGGACGTGGCTACGCCCGTACACGACGCTCTCGATGGTCAGCGGAACCGAGGACTACGACCTCCCCGACGACTTCGCGAGGTTCATTGGGCCGATCCATTACCCGGCAGCAGAGTACAAGGAAGCCGTGGTCATTATCCCCACTTCGCAGATCGAGGAGTATCGGTCTGGAGTGTCGACGACCGGCTACCCGCGTTACGCGTGCGAACGCTGGAAGTCTTCGACAGGTAGCACTGGCCAGCGGAAGGAAGTCTGCTTCTGGCCGGAGCCCGACATTACGAAGACGATGAAGTACCAGTACGAGGCGTATCAAGGCGCGTTGAGCGCCACATACCCGTACCCTCTCGGCGGCATGAAGCTCTCCGAGTTGTACATGGAAAGCTGCCTTGCGATTGTCGAGAGCCGTCTCAACGACAGCCCCGGCATCCATAATCGCGACTACGCCGCACTCCTGATCGACGCTGTTGAGCGCGACAAAAAGAACGGGGCGCAGATTTACGGAGCGATGGGGCAGAATACGACGGAGTCCGGTAAGTTCCGCAGGGGGCATACCGGTGGAACATATTCAATCACCTACAAGGGAGAAGACGTCTGATGGCGAAGAGTAAAGCCGAAATCGCCGCAGCGAAACGCAGAGCGGCTGCGACTCCCTCTGGCTTGTCCAGGCTGACGCGTGCATTGCAGGCGAACCGCAAGGACAAGGCGTCCGTAGCGCAGGGAAAGAAGAACCGCAAGGGAATCCAGACGCCATCCAAGGATGAGAAGAAGCGCGTCAGGCATCGCCTTGAACTGAAGTACCCCCGAACCTACAAGGGAGGCGGGCGATGACCCAGCTAGCCGGAGGGAAAGCAACAGGAACCGCAGCGAGCGCCGAAATGCTCGCTGCTGACAACTACCGTGACAGCGTGACGATCATGCTGTACGACGACACGGCTCCAGTCGCCATTGGAATTGGCGAGGCAGCCGTTGCTGACGAGGGCGTCGTCCTGCGAGAGCTTGGCGACTCTGTCGAGATTCGCGGCTACGCCGCAATCAAGCAGATCAATATCATCGGCAACGGTGGTATCGTGACGTATCAGACCGGGCCGGTGACGGCTCGCCTGAACGGCTACCTCGCGTGATGTAGCCGGGACTGAAGTGAAACCTTTTTCGGAGAAGACTTATGCTGGCGCGAGTAACTTCGTTGCTGCGGCGTAACACTGTTTACGCAGATGCCAGAGTCCTTGCTCAAGGTGCCCCTGCTGCGGGTGGCGATGAGGCAACGACCCTGACAATCGCCAACCTGTTGGCGAAGCTCATCACGGTCACGCCCACCGCAGCGCGGGCGTACACCCTTCCGACCGGAACCCTCACCGAGGCGGGCGTCAACCTGCGTGTCGGCGAGTCGTTCGACTGGTCGCTGATTAACCTCGCCGCTGCGACGCACGCGGTCACTGTCACGGCTGGCACGGCTCACACCGTAGTCGGAACCATGGCGGTTGCCGCTGCATCGTCCGGCATGTTCCGAACGCGGAAGACTGACGTGAACACGTTCGTCACCTACCGCATCGCCTGATGGGACAAGGATACCAGCGCCCGTACTGCGGGCGCTGGTATTCCTATCCACCTGAACATTCTCACTTAGGAATATGAGCTATGGCGAACCATCGCAAGCTACACGTCGATTTCCCTCTTGGTGGCTTGGACCGCTCTGGTCCCTACCGTCAGCAGCCGCCCTTCACTACCACCGACATGCGAAACGTGCGAGCATACGGCACGGCGGAAGGTAGACGCCGTGGGGGTTCCCGCCCCGGTCTGGTTGAGTCCCATAGAACCGATATCGGGGGCTCCGTCCGTATGCTCCACAATATGCAGCTCACGCTGTCTGATGGTTTCACGGCGTGGAGCGATAACTTTGATGGGTCGTCCATGGGGGATGCGTGGTCGCAGGCTAGCTGGTCGTCGAACCAGCCGTCGATCCTTCCAGGTGCGCTAGCCTCGATTGACAACAGTGTCGCCGACGCTGCGTCTGTGAGGGATCAGATCACGACCCTTGACACTTCCAACTCGTACGCAGTCGAAGCGTTCCTTGTGCCGTGGGATGGCGCGTGGCACGGGTCTTACTCGATCTATCTTCGGCTCGACAACACGACGCCCGCCTTCGAGACGGACGGCGTTGAGGTGAAGCTCACCATGACTGGGTCGAGCGGCAACATTACCGCAGAACTCAATTCATACCTTGCCTCCGTGAAGACCGTCACTGACTCCGATACGATTGCGTTCACTGAAGCTAGCCCCGGCTGGCTCACGGTGGTCGTGAGCGGGACGACTGTGACGGTGTACTTCCAGGGCACGCAGATTCTTACCGGCACGGTTGGAGCGCAGACCGGCACTCGCGTCGGGCTTGGGCTCGAATGCACTGTCGACGGTGGGCTTTGCCTCATGAACACATTCCGCGTCCAGTATTACTCGACGTCCACTTTGCCCGCTTCCCGTACTCTGCTTGTCGCATCGGCAGACGGGAACCTCTGGTACGAAGAGTTCTATGGCGTTATGACGCAACTGTCCACGAACCTGTCGCTACGGGATGACGTACGCCTCTCTTCAGCGCAGGGCGGGCAGTTGCTCTACATCTGTGACTACGGGCTTGCGAAGGACGGCACCGATGGTACGGTGAGTGGTACGACGTTTGACGACGTCGCAGGAACGGACTGGTCCGCGATAGGAGCCAACATTTATGATTACGTGGTCGTGCTTGACAACGTCACGGGGGATACGGCAGCAGGCGTCTATGCGATCTCCGCGATTGCTGCCGGTTCCATTACCTTGGCCAGCGCACCCGGCGATGGAACGTGCTCATACCGGGTCGAGCGGCAGATCAAAGTCTATGACCATGAAGCGGGTACGCTTTCATTGCTCACGGCAACGGCTGGGCAGATACCGACCGGAAACCACCTCATGGTGCGTTATCTGGATCGCCTATTTATCGGCGGTGGCGACCTCGCACCTAACGCATGGTTCGCTTCCAAGCAAGGGGATTATACCGATTGGGACTACACCGACGAAACATCGCAGCGGGCGATCTATGGGCCGACGAGCGAACAGGGCGTTCCTGGACCGCCTTTGACGGCGTTCGCCGCGACGTCCGACGATTACCTCATCATTTCGTGCGCTACGCAGTGCCATCGCATGAGGGGCGATCCTGCGTATGGTGGTAGCATGGACGTCTTGAGTGAGACTATCGGAACCGTCGACTCTCACGCGTGGGCCCACGGACCATCGGGCGAGTATGTCTTCCTGTCTCGCGACGGACTGTACGCCATCGGTGCCGGTGGGAATACGTTCCCAATCCCTCTGTCGCGTGAGGTCTTGCCTCGCGAGTTCCGTAATCTCGATATCGAGATCATGGAAGCGACGATGGGGTACGACATTCAGGGCAGGGGTATTCACGTATTCCTTACGCCGGAGGATAGCAATGATCGCATTCACTGGTGGTTCGACTGGGAAGGAAAGACCTTTTGGCCACTTACACTCCAGAGCAGTCACGAACCTACTTCCGTTTGCGTTGTGCAATCAACATCTATTGAAGCTTCGGGAGTTATCCTGGGTAGCAAGGATGGCAAGCTACGCATGTTCAACGACCTCGCAGCGAACGACTGCGGGACCGCGTTCTCCGCGTGGGTCTTGCTAGGCCCGATCGCGCTCAACAACGACGGAGAGCTTGGCAACATTATCACGATTGACGCCGTCATGGGCTCCGAGAGTGGCAATGTGTCGTGGGCTCTGCTTGTTGCCGACACGTTCCAGGAAGTGGCGTCTGCAACCGCAGCGCAGACCGGCACGTTCGTTGCCGGGCTCAACTACACTGTTCGACCGTCCGTGCGTGGTCAAGCGTTCTCGCTGAAGCTCACGTCGGTCGCTCACAATCGGTTTATGTGTGAGAACATCCTCGTCGTGACACGGCGGGCGGGTAGAAGGAGAATCTAAATGGCTGACAGGAGAAAGCGGGTTCCTAATCCGCACTCGCCGGTCGAAATGCGCCGTGCGGTCGCCCACCTCAACGATGACGTCGAGACTGTCGAGGGTGACCTTGCTGCGTTCATCATCCTCGTAGCTGCGACATACGTTCCATACACCGGCGCCCATAGCGACGTCGACCTCGGCTCGCAGAACTTCACGACGACCGGCGACATGTTCGCGAACGAGCTGACGCTGACCGACGACGCGAACTGCGTCAACGTACTGGCCAGCGGCACGGTCTACGCCAACCAGATCGCCATCAACACTCCGACGCCGTTCGCGACTGCGAAGGCTCATATCGTCGGTGCAAACGGGGTAGTGACCGACTCTGATGCGCACTCGGACGATCCGATTGTGCTTGAGAACAACGACGACTGCAATATCAACTCGATCTCGAATCCAGCGAAGTGGGGTACGTTCCTGTTTAGCGATGACGTTCGTGGCGTTGCTGCGTTCGGATGGAATCACAACACGAACATGTTCTCACTGTTCTGTAGCGATGGATCGACTACGGCGAACCAGACTAACCAGACCATCTTTAACGTGCATAGCACTGGCGTCGGCATCGGCGGTCCAGGAAATGGTGCGCAGACGAAGTCGTCTACGGAAGTCCTGCGGCTGTACGGAACGACGTACGACACGCACTGGTACTACGGTTCAGACGAGGACGTTTACATTCGCCCTGGAAAAGCTACTGGTAACGTCTACATCTGCGACCAGGGCAACGACGTTTACATTGGAAACAGTAGCACTGTTTACGTTAGCGGCAGCGTCGAGGTCACTGGAGACGTGTCGTGCGTGAATATCACGCAGACTGGGTACATCACTGGCACAGACTATATCCAGTTCGACACGACGTTCTCTGACGGTTCGGCTGAGGGACGACTCCAGTGGAACTCTGACGACGGAACGCTCGAAGTCGGTATGCCGGGCGGCAATGTGAACTTGCAGATCGGGCAGGAGATCATCTTTCGCGTCAGGAATACGACGGGTAGTACGATCAATAACGGCGACATTGTTCGTGTGACCGGCGCTACCGGTAACATGCTACTTGTCGGCCTCGCAGACAACACGAGTGTGTACCCTGGCAACCAGCCGATGGCAATGGCTACCGAGGATATCGCGCACAATGCGAACGGATACGTGACGGTGTTCGGTGCGGTGCGTGACATGGACACGAGCGCGTGGGCCGAGGGAACGTACTTGTATCTCGGCACTGCTGGCGGAATGACCTCGACGGTCCCGACTGCACCGGCTGCGAAAGCTCTCGTGGCTGTCGTCGCGAGGCAGCACGCCACCGAGGGTGCAGTTGTCTTCAGGTGGGCTACGCCGTTCGCGATGCACACGATTAGCGACGTCCACGCTCCGAACGGAGACGAGGACGAGGGTGAGATCCTCTACTGGAACGCAACGAACTCTCGATACGAGCTTGGTAATCACGACAGCATTACTGGTCGCGACTCGCTCACGGCTCACGAGCAGTACGGCGACCTCAATACCGGATGGAACCCGACAGCGTTCTCAGACGTGACGATCTCTGTTGACGCTGGCACCAGGACGCTCACAGTCACGCCGACAGGGGCTTCCGCTGAGTATTGGATCGCTGGCACGGAATACTCGATCACCTCGGCTGATAGCGTCGTGTGGGGCGACACGGATGGTATGTGGTTCATCTACTACGAGGGCGGAACACTGACCGCCTCGCAGACGCCATGGGACTTCGGTGACGACAAGGCGTTCACCGTGTTGCTCTACTGGAACTCGACGGACGGGAATATCGTCGGGTGGGCGCCAGAGCTACACTCGTGGAGAATGAACGACAAGCTGCACGAGTACCTTCACGAGACGTTCGGCTGCCGGTGGTCGAGTGGTCTTGGCGTCGCGATCAATGGCGACTACCTAGACGTCGGCACTGGCGAATTGTACGACGAAGACATTGAGTGCAACATTACCGACGACCTAGGCTCTGGCTGGTTCGATCAGACCCTCACGAACTTGAGCGCACCGATCTTGTGGCGTGAAGGCACGCCCGGCGTCTGGCGGATTCAGGCGGCATCGACTACGCCAGTCCTGTTGGCCAGCAACATCCCGCAGATCAACATCGACACTGCCGGAACGTGGTCGCTAGATGACGTGACTGTCAACCGATACTTCGCTATGTGGGTTATCGCTTCGACTCGTAGCGACTACCCGGTGTTCCTCGTCCCCGGTCAGGAGGACGGCGCTTCGCTGTCGGATGCGAGGGATGGGAATCAACTCGCTGACATGGAGTTCGGCGACTTGCCGGTCGTAGAGACGAAGGTCATTGCACGTGTGATCTGTCAGCGCCAAGTAGGATCTCCGTACTACAACCTCGTCGAGGTCGCTGACTACCGCAACGTCGTTGATGAGCCAAGTGGAACGGCAGCGGTCATTGGCGACCATGGCAACCTGATCGGTCTTGGCGACGTCGCGGACCATCCGGGGTATTCGCTTATCGACGGAACGCGGGACTTCACTGGCGTGGTCGTTGGCGTTACGCCGACGCTCGACACGCACCTCGCGACCAAGGGCTATACGGATGACTATGCTGACGGTGTCATGACGACGCACTTGGCAACATACAATCACGACAACTACGATACCGCGTACTCGTGGGGCGACCACGACGGGCTCTACGATCCAGTCGGCTCTGCGTCCGCTGCCGTCGCTACTCACGAGTCGACATGGGACCATGATCTCTTCGGGGTTGACGCAATCGCTGTCACGAATGGTGACACGGCGTCCATGTCAATCGGCATGGCTGCATATGTGAGCGGCGCTGACACGGTGAAGCGTGCCAAGGCTGACGCGTCTGGTACGGCTCGCGTAGCCGGTCTGATGGTCGCGACGACTGGGGCGGCTGGCTCTGGACATATCAAGACCGAAGGCACTCTGACCGCCACTACGGGTGAATGGGACGCGATTGCGGGCACAACTGGTGGACTGACAGCAGGCACGCTATACTATCTAAGTTCCGGCACTGCTGGATATCTGACCTCAACGGCACCCACGTCGGTGGGCCAGTTCGTTACAGAGATCGGCGAAGCAATGTCAACGACCAAGATGAGAATTAGCATCCGAAGAACGATAGGTTTGTAATGGGCGGAGCATATACCTCGAAGCCTGACGCAACGACAGCCGTTGATGTGCCTCCCGATTGGAACCCGGAGTGGACGCATCCCGGTCCTTGGCCCCCTGGCTACACGCCAACGCTTACTATCGTGTCTACCGGCGCCGCGACCATCGCGTACAACGGCTCGATCAATGCTATCTCGACGCTCTACGACAACGACTCGTACAAGACGACTGACCCCGGCGAGAGCCTAACGTACTCCGCGACAATGAACGGCGCGGTAGTCGGGATGCGGTGGAGCGGCGGATCGACGTACTACACGACGTTGACGCAGGTGTTCGCCGACCTTGGCTCCGGGTTCTACGGAAACGACAGGACGATTGAATTCGATCTTGAGGAGAGCGACGAGGAGCGCAGTGTCATCGTAACGATAGCCGGAACTCCGTTCGATCAGTCGGTGAGCGATACGGTTATCGCGACGATAGAGGCAGCCAGTGGGACCATCAGGTTCTACGGGACGGTCACCTATTCGACAGGGCAGGGCGTTCCGAATGTGTACGTTAGTGTGAATTACTACGTTCCTCCGTTCGGGTTCCCAGTCAATAAGAATACCGTGACCGACGAGAATGGCGAGTGGGAAGTCGAGCATGACTACGTTGAGGGTAACTTGTACAGCGTGTCTGCGTGGGCGCAGAGCGGAAGCGACGCACTGCTGGATCAAGACTCGTTCAGCTTGTTCGCACAAGACCCAGTCGACGACGAGGACGAGGAGGTGAACCTCCAGTACGCACAGTTTGCTTCTGGTGCAACGCTCGTCATGTCTGTTAGCGGGTCGTCCCCTGGTGTCGATGAAGCGAATATCGGCAGGCTGAATAGTAGCGGCGGAAGCAACTCAGCCGAAATGGAGTTGATTCAAAGCAACAGCGGGTGGACGCCAGACGACACGTACTGGACGATGGTGCATGACCCTGACGGTACGGGGACCGTGACGGTCGACTACGACGCGTACAACGCGTCGATGAATGGAGGAGGGAACCTTAGCCTTTACGCATACTGCACGACCGGTGGTAGCACCACGACGAGTGCAACCGTCACTGTCGAGCTGAACGACGGGAACGGCAGTCAGGTATTCAGCGATAGCGTTGTTGGTACTGATCCTGGTGGAGGTGGCGGCAACACACTACAATGGCTCACGTTCGATGAAACTGGCGGAACTGAAATCTAGGAGACAGATAATGGCTACTCCTCAACAGCGAGCGAACGCCGCTCGCGCGAAAGAAGATGCACGGCTGGCTGCGGCCAGGAGTCGTTCGTACGGCTCGCATCGCGACACGTCGCAAGACATTGGGTTCCGCAGTCTCCAGCAGACTTGGAACACGCCCACGGTTGTGTCAGCTCGCACCGACACTCCGCAGGCGCAGGCCGACTCGGAGATCCGAATGTTGCAGACGCAACTCCTGAAGTCGAAGCTTCAGGGTCCGACTGCCGGTGTGCAGTCTGGCATGGCGTCGCTTGTGAATCAGTACAACCGTGCGTTCCAAGCCGCCAAGACTCAGAACGAGCAACGGTTCCAGCAGATGCTTGGCATTGCTGACGCAACCACGCAGCAGCGCGCGGCTGATATTCGTTCGCAGGGCACTGCCCGAATCGGCGATATCCGTCAGCGGTTGTCTCGGTCTGGTCTTGGCGGCACGTCGGTCGGCAACGTCGAGGAGCAGGGAGTCGAGCGGTCGACAAGCTCGCAGCTCAACCTCCTCGCCGATCAGATGCAGGGAACCAAGCTTGGCATCCTGAATCAGATGCAGCCCGCCTTCCCGGATCTCGCGGCAACTCAGTCCACATTGGCCGGTGTGGCAAGTCAGTATGAAGGCGGCACCGGGTTGCCTTCGCTCCTTCAGTCCCTCTCGAAACTCAAGAGCTGAAAATGACCAGAGCACCAATCATCGGAAGCGTGCAGCAGGGGAGCCAGGGCGCCGGTCAGATGCTAGCGCAGGCTGGCCAAGGCTCCCTGAACCGCCTGACGCGGGCTTACCAGGAACAGCAGCGACTCGACAACGCGCAGGTTCAAGCTGAGGCGCAGCGTGCGCAGCAGCGAGACTTGCAGGCGACCTCGATAGCCGCTGCCCATCAACAGCAGATCGCGGGCATCGACGCGCAGCAGGAGAACCAGCGGTTCCTTGCTGACGAGCAGATGAAGCGAATGGTTGTCGGAGCAGGGCTTGAGGAGGAAGCCAGGGTCCAGGCGTTCGAGAACTCGCTGACCGTTGCTCGCGAACAGGCGAGGCAGCAGGCGGCTACGTTTGACCGGAAGTTCACGATGGAACAGCGTGTCCAGGACGCGCGGTTCGCTCGTGCCGAACAGATGATCGAGGATGCAGACTACCTCGACGACCGGCAGAAGCAGATCGCCCTAACGCGTCTCGCGGAAGCCAGGGCGACGAACTCGCGACCGACCGAGGTGCTTGGCGATCCGAACGCCAAGACGTTCCCGGAGGGTCAGGGCATCGGTGAGTTCTGGACCGATGAGGCAACCGGTGCTCTCATGTCTCGTGAAGCGAACGGCGATCCACGGATGCACGCCGACTACACGAAGACACGTGCCGGTCAGGCTGAGGCTCTGCAAGCCGAGGCGCAGATCAAGCAGGCAGAGATCGCCGTCGAACGCGAGCAGGCTATCTTCACGTCGGAGCTGAAGCAGCGCGAGACGATGGCGCTTGAGGTCGCGAAGTACGCAGCCGGGACAGACAAGGAAGGGAATCACCCCGGTCCAGATTCCGTGAAGAAGTTCGCTGACACAATGCGTCAGTACATGGGTGGAGGTCAGCAGCAGTCCTTCGACGCTCCGCCTGAAGTCCTTCAGAGTGCCGAATTGATTAAACAGTTCCAGGCCAGCGGCGCGTCGTTCGCGTCGCTTTCTCGCGAAGAACAACGTCAGCTTGAGAATGCCGCTCGCCAGACGAAGCGGTGGAGACTCCAAAATGCCAATTGATAAAGACGTCTTCGATGCAGCCGATGCAATCCTGAACCAAGGTGCTAGGCCGATGCCGAGGGAGATCGTGGCGGGTGCCGACGATATTCTGAAGCAAGCCGACTCACAGCAGGTCAGGATGCAGCGGCACGCGGAAGCGGACCTCAAGGCTCGCGAGGGTAGGTTCCTCGGGTCGCCGTTCATGCGCACCGTCACGATGAAGGCTGGTGCGACTGGTGGCGGTTTGCTTGCGAGGTTCACGGGGCACGAGGATGCCGCGAACCGCGTGCATCGCTTGTCGGCAGCCTACACCAAGGCTCATCAGGAAATGCTAAAGCAGCAAGAGTTCCCAGGTGTCGACGCGGTTGCACAGAAGACGTTGCAGATTGGTACTGAAATGACGGCGCAGGCGCCGTTCATTGGGCTCGCCGCATTCGGCGGTGCCCCTGCGATCATCGGTCAGGCTGCCGTCACGACAGCCGACCGGTCTTACACTGACGCGCTGGACGCTGGCAAGTCGCCGCGAGCCGCTGCGCAACACGCCATCGGTATGGGCGTGATCGAGGGCGGGATCACGAGCGCGTTCCAGATGCTAGGTCTTGGTGGTGTCGAGAAGGTCTTGGGCCGAACGGCGAAGCCCGCCATGACTGCTGGTGTGAAAGAGACTGCGAAGCGGTTCGGCATCACGACCGGGCAAGAGCTTGTCGAGGAGTTGAGTATCAGCCTTGGCCAAGCGATGTTCGAGGATCACGTGACCGGCGTCGCGCCGAAAGGGTGGGAGCGATTCAAGGCGACCGCTGGCGACGTCGCGTTGCAGACTATCTTCACGTCGCTCGCCTACTCGGCGCCGGGCGAGATCAGCAACGCTGGTCGGCAGAAGCTCATCGACGGTCGCGGGAAGATTCTTCAGATCGCCAACGAGGGCAGGGCTCCGACCCGCAAGGAATGGAAGTCAATGGGCTTCTCGCGGTTCAGCGGGCTCACTGAACAGTCGCGGCTCGATGCGGTCACGGAAATGGCAGATCAGCTTCAGCAGGCGTACCTTAGCCGGTTGCAGGAGCCGGAGGGTCCGCAGATGGAGATCCCGCAGGAGTTCGAGGCGTTCATGATGGAGCCAGCCGGGCCCGAGGGAGCCCCATCTGGCCAGCAGGAGGCAGCCCCGGTTCAGCCGGAAGCCGCCCCGGTCAGCCCAACTTCAGCCGAAGTTCAGCCGGAAGCCGCGCCAGTGGCCCCAGTTGAGCCGGTAGCGGCACCGGAGGCTCCTCCGGCTGTCGAGACTCCCACGGAGCCGGAGACGCTCCAGGGCGACGAGACGGGGACTGCGAGGCGGTTTACGGAGGCACTGCGGGCCGACGTCGAGCTTCCGGGGCTTGAGGACGCCGTGCCCGAGGAGCGGCAGCAGTGGGTGGACGACGCGATAGCCAGGGGCGAGAAAGACCCTGACTGGACCGACAAGCTACTCAACACCCTCGGGAACAATAAGAAGCGGGTGCTTACCAAGGTCGAGGTCGCCGGGCTTGGAATCCATATCCGCAAGCTGAAGAACGACGTCGAGGCTCTGCGCGAGCAAGCGAAGTCGGATGATATCTATGTCGCGGAGCAAGCCCGCCATGAAATGGCGGAAGCAATCCATCAGATCAACCTCGTCACCGAGAAGACGAAGGGCGGGCTGACGGAGAACGCACGCGCACTCAATGCGGCAGCTCTGGCGTTCAGCAAGGACTTCACGTTCTCGACCATCGCTGCGCGTGAGGCAGCCGAGAAGGGCGCCCCGCTCAACCGGAAAGAGATCAACGAGATTTCGAGGCTTACCGATCTGATCGCGAAGAAGGACAAGACGATCGCGCAGCTCGAAGAGAATGTTCGCACGTCGTCCGTCGCGACTGCGGTGCGTGATGCTCGTCGCCGTGGCGGCGTGAAGCGACCGTCCAGGAAGAAGGTCCAGAAGCAGAAGAAGGTTCGCGACGCAATCAGCGCGTTCAAGTCCGTTGCGTTCGAGGGCGGCAAGCTCGCCGACTTCGTTAAGGCGGAAGCTGGTGCGTTCAACATCGACGCCATCTTGGCCGGTGTCAAGGTCATCGAAGCCGCAGTCGATCTCGGGGCTACGACGTTCTCGGAGTTTTGGGCGGAGAACGTGAGCGACCTCGGGTTTGAGGCGCGTGCGCTGTTCAAGTCTGCGTGGGGCAAAGCGCAGCATGACGGCATCATTCCGCAGATGGCATTCAGGAAGGACAACTACGCGGACATTGCGAAGTACGCCAGAAAGATGTTGAACGCGGTCGTCGATGGCGGGGTTGTCGACACCGACGAGGTGATCGCCGAGGTCCACGAGGAAATGAGCAAGGTGGTCGCCGACTTCACGAAGGCGAACACGATTGACGCGATTACCGGTCAGGGTAACTTCAAGCCCGGCAAGCGCGGTCGCACTGCGGCGCAGCAAGCTGTCGCCGATATCAAGCAGCAGCTCAAGCTTCAGCGAGAGCTGGAGAGTATCGAGGCTGGCGCCGTTCCGACGACGACGCCTCGCACTCCGAAGCAGGACGCCCCGGCAGTCGCGGCTCTGAAGAACGAGATTGCGGACGCTAAGGCGAACTCGCAGAACATCGCAGACGACAAGGCTCGTCGCGCGGAGAACGCAAGGATCGCGAAGCTGGAACAGAAGCTCGCGGACGTCCAGGCTGGCAAGGTCGAGCTACCGGCCAGGAAGGCGAAGGCTGAGGATTCGGATGCCGTTAAGAATCTGAAGAAGCAACTGAAGGAAGCCGAGGACACGTCGCCGGTCTTGAAGCGTATGCGTGCCGCACGCCGCGAGGGCGACTACACCGAGACGCTTGAGCGGCAGCTCGCGGACTACCAGCGGCGCCTCGACGAGGATGACATTCAGCCGACGCCGACACGACCGACGCCGACGTCAGATCGTATCAAGCAGCTCAAGCATGAGGTCGAGGTTGCCAAGGGTGAGATCGCGCGTCGCCGCAAGATCCACGCGAAGAAGAATCAGACGCGAACGCAGAAGGCTTTCTCGCATCTAGCGAAGACCGTCGACACCGGGCGCACGCTGATCCTTAGTCTCGACCTCCCGCTCATGCGTCAGGCGGCTACGTGGACGTTCAAGCAGGCTGCGACTGGCAACCTGAAGAAGCTGCGTGCGATGGCGAGGGACGCCGTATCGGCTGCGAGGTCTGATGAGAACCTGTTCGCGCAGATGGAGGATATCCGCAACGACGAGAATGCGGAGCACTACGAGGCAATGGGGATCGACTTCACCGACATGGCGACGGAGATCGAGCACCAGGAGGAAATGTTCGCCGGTGGTTACCTCAACGAGCTTCGCCGTAGCGGAGTGCCGGTCGTCGCGCACGCAGCCGGTGGTGTCGTCGCAACGAACCGTATGCACGTGTCAATCCTGAATCATATCCGCAAGGACTACGCTGACACGTTCCTCTACACGATGATTCCCGGTGGTCCGCAGAACATGACCGCAGCGCAGGCGAAGATCATCGGTTCGACGATCAACTCCGCCACGGGTCGCGGTAGCCTCGGGCCGTTCGAGCAGCACGCGAGCATGATGGTCACCGTGTTCCTGGCACCCAAGTACGTCGTGTCGAGGTTCCGCACGCTGATCGAGATCCCGTTCCGCCTCGCGACCGGCATCGGGCACACGCCCGAGACTCGGAAGTTCGTCGCGAAGGAAGTCGGCTTGACGATGGCGGGTGTTGCTGCACTGCATTCGCTAGCAGTCCTCGCGAAGCTTGGCGCCGGTGAAGAACTCGAAGAGGCGCTGCCGGAGATCGACCCGCGATCTTCCGCCGCTGGTAAGATCCAGTTCGGTAACACGACCATCGACCCGATGTTCGGTCTGTCGCAGTCGCTCGTGTTCCCTACGCGATCATTGGCCGGTCAGTACAAGCAACGTGGCAGTGGTGAGATCAAGCCACTTCGCAAGCCGTGGATCGGCGAGGGCGAGGGTCCGGGATTCGGCGAGTTCGACATGAAGGACGTGTGGGCTGGCTTCCTCCAGTCGAAGCTGTCTCCGTGGTTGGGCTCGACGCTCGATGCCGCAGCCAAGGAAGATATCATCGGGCGTGAGGTCACGGCTGGTGGGCTCCTGGTCGGGAACACGCTACCCATCCCGATCCGCGATATCTACAGTGCCATGAAGGCGTTGGGCGTTCCCGGTGGTACGGCGGCAGCCGTCCTAATGTGGACCGGCATGGGGATGCAGACCTACGAAGAGAGAGCGAGCGGTAAGTCCGCTCCAGATCCGTACGCGGTCACAGAGTGACAAGCGACCCCCAGTATGGTAGGATATTGGCATGAGCTACGAAGACATGAAACCCGGCGACATTATCGGATTCTCCGGCGCAGGCTGGATCAGCTCCGGTATCAATGTGGTGACCTACGGCTTGCCGTGGTGGTCTATCTCTCACGTTGGGATCATCGGTGAGGATGTAACGCACCCTCGTACCGATGTTGCTCTCTACAAGGAATTCGAGCTGCCTCTATTGCTGTTCGAGTCCACCGAGTTCCCGAACCAGGAGCCGTGCGAAATTACCCGTGAGCCGATCTGCGGCACGCAGGCGCACGACTGTCGCTGGGTCGTGAACCAGTACAAGGGTGCAGCGTGGCACTACAAGCTCACGAGGGAGCTGTACCCTCACGAGAGAGCACGACTGTCGAGGTATCTCAATGCGACGTGCGGCACTCCTTATGACGTCCTCGGCGCAATGAGGTCGGGAGGGATGCTATTTGCTTGGGCTGAGGCGTTGTTCAGAACGCAGAACGCGAACAAGCTTTTCTGTTCCGAGTGGGTAGCCGCTGCCGCACAAAACGTCGGCATCTTGCAGACGTCGTCTTTCTCGGGATGGTCCCCTAACTATCTCGTTCGCTACTTACGCAGGATGGGTTGGTTGCACAAGCCAGAGAGGCTACCAAGATGAAGCGTGGAACGGAATTGCTAGTGCCTGTCGCCATTGTTGTCGCTGCGGTGATCGTCGTCACATATGATGGCGATAACCCTCTCGGCGCCATCACATATGGTGACAAGGCAGTCCTCGAACGACCGGTCGTGAACATACCCCACAAGCTCCGCCAAGGCAATTGGCTTAGGCGCGGCACCAGGGCTGACGGTTCATGCTGTCACGCAGCTTTTATTTCGTTGCTGCGATGGCAAGGACAGTACCGTCTGGCTGACAGGTGGCGACGTCAACATTCAGGTGGCGAGTATACGTTCACGATGATGGAAGAACTCGACGACGCAGATGTTCCGTACGCGTGGTGTCAGAACGGAGACGTCGGCTTCCTTGAGTGGGCGATCCGCACGAGGCGGGGAGCATGTATCCAGTACATGGACGATCCGAAGCGGTTCATGAGTCTACCGAAGAACAAAAGATGCTATCATATGGTGAATCTGGTCGATCTGACGCCCAAGTACGCCTGCATCCTTGACAACAACGACCCCCGTAGATTCAAATGGATGGACCGCGATCAATTCCTCTGGAATTGGAAAGCGTCCGAAGGTTGGGCTTTCACGCCCGTTTATTCACCGGCAGCTCCGCTGCCTCCCCGTTACAGAAGGGATACGTTATGAATCCTCGTTTCAAGATTGGCTTGGTAGGGGCGATCATCGTCGCTCTTGCTTGCGTCTGCTTCGCAGGCGAAACCCAGGAGCGTGTTGCTCCTCCGAATGACGCAGACGTACTGCACCTGTCAGTCGTTGGCATCGTCAACAACGCCGATTACCAACGCGTACTGTCCTGGTTCCAGAATGACGCAGACCTCGCGTCGCTCCGCAAGGGAACCCACTTCCACGCCGTCAAGGCTGGCTCCGCGATCTATGATGAACGATACCGACCCAACATCAAAGGGCTGCCGACAGTCCGCTTGCAGAATGCTAAGGGGGTCATTCTCTACGAGAGTGCCGGTGCAGCGATTCCGAAGTCGCCCTCCGAACTCCTGAATGCCATTGCAAGCAAGACGGGGCAGGTATTCGACCCTCCGCTTCTACCGTGGCGACGCAAGATCCAGAACAACTGCGACAACGGTCAGTGCGGCCCGCAGCAAGAGTTCACGCCCGAGGAGATCATGGAGGAGGAGTTCAGTTTCGGTGAGCCGCCCCTGCCGTTCAGTGAGCCTGAACCGGAGCCCGCTGTCCCCGCGTGGGTGATCGTCGTATTGGCGCTGGCATCGGCGCTTGGTGGCGGGGTTGGAGCCGTGATCGGTTCCGTGAAGAAAGAAATGGGCTGACCCACACACGGGGTGCCTTCGGGATGCTGCGGCATAGGGTTCACGCCCTCCCCCGTATTTTGTTCGTTCACAACTACCTACCTGTTTTCGTGAAAGAGACTCTACTATGACTCCTGTTGAAATCGTTTTGCTCTGTCTGTTGTGCGCCGGTGCCTGCTGGGTCGTCGGTAAGAAGCTGTTCGAGAAGGACACCGAGATCGAAGGTCGTCGCCGTGGAGCTGGCCAGCTCGCTATCGCACTCGGCAAGTACGGACTGAAACGTATCCCGGACTTCCTTGTCGACTACTCCGTTGGCGACTACTCCGGCTGCGCCGTGAAGATCAAGCAACTCGCCGATCTGTTCCTGTCCGGTGAGACTGCGATCACCGAGGAATTCGACGGCGTGTTCAAACAAGTCTTGTTCAACAAGATGCAGACCGTCGAGGGCCGCGCCTTCGTCGATGCGATCTTGAAAGAAGCAAGAGAAGCGGTGGGCGAAGCGAAGCCCGAATAAGTAGTACGACGCGACGCGACAAACCTTTGGACCGACAGCTCGCTCGACTCAGTCGGGCGGGCTGTTTCTCATTTACTTGGAGAACGATCCTATGGCTAATTACCGACCACTCGTCATCGTTGCCGGTCAGGTCATGCAACTATCTGACTCTGACGTCCTCTACTGCGAGGACGCGACCGTAAACGATTACCTCAACGTCAACGGCTCGATAGCGGTCGGCAACATGGGCCTAGCCGGGACTACGTTCTCGTGCTCCGGTGTCCTCGGAATCGACGCGTCCTTCGGTGTCCTGATCGGCGACACCGCGTCTTCGTACCAGGGGCAGCTCTCAGTCAACGCGGACAGGAGCGGCTCTGGTATCCAGATGGCGCAGTCGTATGAGGGCACGATAACCTCGACGGACAGCCACGCGTACGGATCGTGGCACAATACCGAACTCGTCCCGGCGAACAACCAGAACGTGTACGGCACCGTGTGGTCCTGGCAGGTTGACTCTGGCGCCGCGAATACGATTGCTGAGGTAAACGCAGCGTATGTCGGCGGAGTATCCGACAACGGAACCGGAACGGTCAACACGTGTATCGGATTGCGGCTCAAGACCCAGAACGCCGGGTCGCTAGCAAACTGGTCGCTCTACTGCGAGGGCGACGCGTACTTCGGCTCTGACGTTGTCTTCGGGGCGTTCACGCTGACGTACCCGACCGCTGACAACCAGATCCTACAAGCGACCGGCCGACACTGCCGCATGGACGACGGACATTGAGGGGCT